TCATATTTAGCTTCAATTTCTACAGTTTCTGTAATTAACATAGGTACAACTTCAGACCTAATTAATTTAAACTTTTTCATATTTTTATTTTATGAGTTGTTATATAATCTCCACAACATGAACATTGGTAATCATCAATAATTTCACCATTACATTCTACAAAATCCATAAAGATACTTTGTAGTTCAGCAAAATCATCAATTTCATCAACAATTTTATGGATTACTTTTCTAAAATCTTCCATATTCATGTCAACACTTTCTTTACCGTCTACTGTTAAACTAGCAGCAGTACATCCATTTGTATATATTAATTCCATACTTATATAAAAATAGCCCACTAGAATTAACTAGTGAGCTATATCTTTATTTATTAAGTTCTATAATTCTTTGATTTGATGAACCTCTCCATTTAAGGTTCATATCTTTTTTAGTAATATCAAATCGTCCATCAATAAGAACATCTACAAAAGCAGTTAATAAATTAGGAATACGTAATTCTTGTAAACGTTTATCTATTTCTTCTTTTGTATAACCAGTCCATATCCATACAGGTTTATTATAACTATGACATAACATTAATAATGTTACTACATCATTATAATCTCCATTAAATAAATGATAGAACGGATCTCCACCTAATATAGATACTCCAGTTACTTTTGGATTATTAAGATAGTTCTTAATTTCTGGAATACACTCTTTTAAAGGTCTACCTTGATTTGGATTCCATGTATGAGGACTCCAACATTCTTCACAATGATTATTACATCCAGCTACCCAAATAGAACATCTTATTCCAGGACCATTGATAACATCATACTGTTTTATTTCTAAGATGTTAAGCATAGATTTTCATAATTTGTTTATATATTGCTATATTAGTGAAAACAATAGGATCTGGAATAAAACCAACAGCATTAAATATGCCAGTTTCTTTATCGTATCTTATTCCGAGTCTTTGTTGTAACTCTTTATCAAACAATTCTTCATCCATAATTATAAATGTTTTACTCTATGAACAATATCTCCAGCTCTTCCTATAGATGTTCCTAATGAATATTCACCAAGATATCCACAAGAGCGAAGAACAACATGTAATTTAGAAGGGTCAGTACAACCACAATTTGGACAAGTACAATGAGTACCATCTTCTGATAGTTCTATTTCACCTTCAAAACCACAATTATAACAAATTGAACATGATGTAGTATTTATCTCACAATAAACCATTACATCATATATATGTTTCATTAATTCAAAGATCGCTTCTGGATTATTGCGAACATCAGGTACCTCAACGTAGCTTATACAGCCACCAGTAGAATATTTTTGAAATTCTGATTCAAAATCCATTTTACTAAAAGCATCAATCTCTGTTTCTACAGGAATATGATAACTATTAGTAATATAAGTTCTATCATTAACATGAGAAATAATAGGAAATACTTTTAATGCTTTAGCAAACTTTGTGGTCAATGACTCGGCCGGAGTCCCATATAAACTAAGAGCAATATCATATTTTTCTTTATTATAATTAGCTCTATCAAACATATGTTTAATAATACTAATACCTAAATCATGACCTTCCTTAGTATTATAATGTATTCCAAATCGTTCGACACATTCTGCAATTCCCATATATCCTATAGATACAGAACACTTACGATTTCCAATGACGTCTTTAATTTTAGTTCCTGATTTAGCTCTATCTAACACACCATACATATAAAGTATAGGTGCAATATCTACTGGAGAGTCTACAATAACATCATAGATAGATTTTTGTGTTTTAGAAACATAATCAATCATATCTTCAAGTTTACTATAAAATTCTTCTATAGTTTTACTTTCAAGAGCTAAATATGGTAAATTAATTGATATCACACCAACATTATTTCTACCATATACTTGATAATTACCATTTTTATCCTTCCATGGATGTAGGATACTTCTACAACCCCAAAATATTCACTGTAATTCGTTAATTTACAGCAGTTCTCTTATGAACTTCTATATATTTCTATATAGTTTAGACTATCTCACTATCTATTTTTTATATTAAATAGATAAAGATCTTTTCGATTTAAAAGGACTTATTTTCCGCTATGCCTTACCACTTGGCTCTACATAATAGTCGTTAGACATTTATAAAATAAATGGATTTAACACTATATTTATTATTTTTAGTAACTCCTTTATTTAAATATTTAGATATTAAAGCTTGGCTACAATTTAAAGCTTCTGCTGCTTGATATTGATCTTGATATTGCTTTTTAGTGCCATCATTAAATTCTATAATAAAAGGTAAACCTTGTTTTGGTTTTAAACCAACTTTATAGGCATGTTTTTCATTCTCTGATTGATTACACCATTCTAAATTTTCTACACAATTATTAGATTTATCACCATCAATATGATTTACAAATTGTTTATTATCTGGATTTGGTATAAAATATTCAGCAACTAATCTATGCCTAAAAAATCTTTTTTTATGTTTATTATCCCATAAACAAACTCTATAATAACCAAAATTATTAATATCTCCTTTTATATAATGTTTTGTTAAAGTATTATATACTTCTCCTTTTTCATTAATTTTAAATTGATTTCTAAAAATATTTATAGTTTTCCACATAACTCCCAGTTTAGGTATTTATTTAAATTTTAATTTAGTACTTGATTACCATATATAAAAATACTTAGGTTTCCAAGTTTAGATCTTTTATTCTTAATACATCACTATATTAAGCCACAAGTTTATTTATGGGCGGTATCACACATCCTTCTTTAAGTGCTTTCATATTCTTCTCAGATATAAAATCTGGAACCATACGTTTTGTTACACACTTAGCACATAATTTGGCAAATTCGTAATCGGGAGTACCTTCAATAAACATTTTATCAGTTAAACAAACTACTAATTTAGGAAATGTAGGACTGATAATATGTCCAGAAGGAGATTTCATACCTTCTATACGTTGTTTAATTACTTCTTTACAAAGCATTAAAATTTCATTTTTATACTCAGGTTTCTCATCAAGGTATAAAAATAATGTGATAAATGGCGATTGCATTCGCCCTATATGTTACCATATAGATTAGACTATCTCTTTACCCTCAACATTACTTGGTCGGGTAGACTGCGCTTCGACATAATGGCTTTCACATTATATCTACTTCCATTTCAGGAATAGTCGTTACACTTTCTCATTATTTGAGCTTAGCACGGTATCAACTAAGTATTTATATTCTGGTAATACTTTATTAAATATTTTACTACCTTTACAATATGTTATTTTATGCAATTCTCCATATTTAAAATGGATTCCTCCAGTTTTTGTACCTTTATTACATGAGGTTCTAATATAGTCTGGTTTTATATTTAATTTTTTTGAAGCATCTTCAACACTATCATAAGTTATATTATGATCAATGTCAATAACATATTTAACTTCTTTTTCTGATTTAGGTAAATCAACATATATAGGATTTAAATTTTCATCTAAATATCTAAATACTAGATTATGAGTGCTGTTTCTATCACCTCTAGCACAAGCACATACTTTAGTAATAGCACTCGCTCCTAAATTTAGTTTTTCAGTAGCTTCTGTAGCAGAAGCATAAACTTTGCCAGTGGTCAATTCTATTACTTTTTTAGAACATTTATTTAATTCTCCTTTAATTCCCCACATATGATTTTTCTCACCTAATTGAGCTTCTGATATTTTTCTTTTCTGTTCTTCAGTATGCTTTCCAAAACCATTACCTCCGAACTCAATATTATATCCAATAGTTTTATCAGTACAATTATATTTTAGAATATAATCACGCTCTTTATTATTTAATTCTTCTAACGTTTCTATAGAATCTTCTAATATAGTTATTTCAAAATTATCAATTCCATATTTTCTAAAAGCCTTAATAATAAGACGTAAATTCTTAGAATCTTCTTTTATATATTTATATTCTTTAATATAATCTGCCCATCTTTCTTTTAAAGTTCTTGTAGTCTATCCAATATAAATTTTTCCATTAATTTTATTAGTAATTTTATAAATTAGCATAGTATTCACCGTTAGCGTTAATAATTAATTTATCTATTACAAATATATTATATTTAAATGGTCAGTCCAATAAAATATAATAGATATTAAGAATTATTAACACACCTAATATTTATTAGTTCACAGTCTGCATTATATATATTACTATATATAAGGGCCAAAATTAACCATTAGTACAAGAAATAGTGTTCAACTGATATAGTAAAGTTTGTATTGAGTCTTTAATTTCATCCTGTAATAAAGCCTCAACTACTTTAGAATCAGTAATTCCAAATTTAGCCATCTTCTTAGTTATCTTTTCTTTAGATACTTTAACAAATTTAGCTAAATGTGACATAGTAATAGTTTGTCCTCCATAAGTAGAGGAGCTTACAGCTGTAATAATTTGAGATGCTACAGTACAAGCAGTTCTTAAACTCTTAGGCGGCTCAATAAACTTACCATTCATTACAGTACCATAATTTAAAGCATTGTCAAGATCCGATAATTCGCAATTACCAGTTATTATTCCATTTTTTAATATAAAAGAGTGATCATCTTCTACATTTAAACACCATACTTCATCTTCTCCATAGTATTCTTTACTAATAATTTTGTAAGGTAATACTTTTTCTGAAGTTCCAAATTTTTGAGGTAATAATGGAATAAAAGACCATTCATTTAAAGGATGTGTACGTTTACCGAAATTTGTATCATTATCGTATACCCTAGTAGTAGTTATAAAATATCCTGCACAAGGAGCATATTTATTTATAAATTTAATTATATTTGAATCACTTGTACAAAATCTTCTACATACTAACGTACCATCCTCTAAAAATTTATTACTACAGCCATCAGCTGCTAATAATCCATCTAATATTGCTATATTTTCCTCTAAAGTATTTTCAGACCATAAATTATTTTCTAAAAAATCCTTTTTACATAATTCTGTATGAATATATCCAGACTTATCTTTATTATCAAACTCAACATTAAAATTATATCCTTGATTTTCAAATATAGGTTTATATTTTAATTTTTTTCCACATAAACGTATTCTAAGACCTAAGTGATTCTTATTATGAGAATTATAATAATCACTACCATCACCTAAAACAAAACCAAAACACCAATATTTATAATAATCAAATGTTTTATTTCGTTTAAATAATAAATCATTTTTTGTTAATAATTTATCACCTTCTTTTAAATTTGTAGTAACATCATTATTCTCTAAAATCCATCTATGATTTTCTGTAGCTATAACTTCAACTCCATAACCTTCTCTATTTTTTGTAGCTATAATATATTTATATAATTTTTGTTTACCATGTTTAGTAACTATAGCTTTTTTCCAAGAACCTGTATGTGTAGGAACTAATAATTCTTGTCCTTCTTCACAATCTTTAAATGTGAGTACTCCTTTTGAAGTTATAAATTGAGTAGAAACATGAAAACAATTAGTCTCATTTTGTTGTAGTCTGTAGTCAGTATCGTGTACATGTAGTACTCCTTTTTCATGTAATTCACGTAATTTCTCTGGCATTATAAGTTCATTATAAAGCTTACGTGAAGTTTCTCCAGCAATTAAATCTCTAATTACATGGATTTGAGTAGCATCTTTATTAGAATTTTCTTTAGATGCTTCATTTTGTTTTCTATCAACTAGTTCAGTAACAGTATTATAGAATTTTTGATTTAATTTAAAATCACGAATTTTGTTTCTTTTAATTCTATAATCACAATATGCTTTTTCAATATCTATATCATCTAAATTATCAATAATAATATCTTGAATTTCTTCAACAGTATAATCTTTTTCTGCAGATTTAATTATAGATATGATATCATTAATAAGTTCTTCATCTGGGTGTTCTTCATTAGCTATATAGCATTTTTCAATAGCATTTTTGATCTTTCTTTCGTCAAATGTTTCTTTTCTTCCGTCTCTTTTAATTACATTCATAATATTTAATTTTGAAATGTGAACTTCAAATATACTATTTAAAATCCACATTTCAAAATAATTAAGCTAAGGTCAGAATATCCTTTAATAGTAAAGTTTTTTCTGGTTTATTCATTATATCCTTATCTTTATCATGAGTAATTAACTCTGTAAAAGCATTATATATATTAAACATATTAGTATTAGAATCTTCCTCTACATAATATGGAGATTCTTCATCCTCAAATAATAATTTATAAGCACTAATAGCTGTTGTAGTAGCTAATTTTACTTTACTTAATCCAGAATTATAATACATATTTAGACAATTTCTGATCCATCTTCCTAAATTAGTATTAATATTTAACTCATCTCTAGAAAAAGTTTGAGAATGTAATCTATTAAGCCATACTTGTAAATTAGAAGCTTGATTGATTATTAAATCTAAAGGACTATAATCAATGGCTTGTTGAGGCTTTAATTCTTGAGTTTGTAAACTAGTAGGATTAAACACACATAAATTAGTACATGCCATATTTAATCCTCCTCTATAAAATTTTACTACAGGCTTTCTAACATCTAATCCATAAATCATACCAATAACTTCTTCATGATTATCTACACTATATGATTTAGGAAGAATACCTTGAATCCAAACTCTATTATAAGTTACATCATCTTGATTATCTGTAATAGTTACTTGATCTGGTAATTGTACCTTTACATCAAAATTATCAGTAATTTTAGATAATCTATCTAAAAAAGGTTCAATATAAGCTTTAGTATTATAAAATTCTGCTTTACGAATTTTTGTTTCTTTACCTTTTAATAATTGGTCTAAAGTAATATCCATATTTAACTCTTTCTATCCTCGTCTGTAACCCACTCTATTTCTGATTCTTTATTAGATTCATCCCATTCTAATCCTAAAGAATCTAGAATTTCTTGCACTTTATTTACATCTTCTAAAGATTCACATCCATCAATATCATAAGAATTACCTCCATTAAAATAAGCACTTATAAAAGTAGTATTTAATTGATTATTAAGACTAACTGTTAATAAATATTCATCTAAACTACTATAATCTGGATCATAATCTCTATAATCTACTTTTTCTGGAAGGTATTTAGCATACTTATTATAAACTTCATAAAACTTTTCTGAAGTTATATAATCCATTTGTAAAGAAAAACTATTATATTCTTTATTCATAATATTTAAAGATTCTTGTTTCCTTTAATAAGATATTCATCTAAAATATTTTCTGCTAATTTTTCAGAATGTTCTTTTACTTTTTGAGTTGCAATAACTAGACTAGCGTTTTCTACTGTATTAATATCTGTACATAATACACCTTTACATGTATGTACTTCTAAATTATTTGCTCTAATAAATATAGATATACCATTAATAGTAAATCCTACATTATAATGTGAATATATATTTAGATTAGTTATAGGATAACTATCTTCACAAATTTTAGTACATAATTTAATTACTTTTTCTACTAACTTATTCATATTATTTATCGAATTGTTCCAATTTGCATATTATCTCCTTGAATCTCCATAAAATTAATACTCCACTTAGTATTACCAAAATTAGCAGTAATCCAATTACTACTACCATACAAAGATCCAACACTAATATAATCAAATGATTGACCTACAGTATATGCATATCTATGAAGATCTCCCTTTACTACATAATTATATTTACCAAAACAATTATTATCTCTCATCCAATTTGAGAAATATAATTCAGTTTTATCATTTAAAGTAAGAGGAAAATTCTTAAATTGAGAATTATTATCTTTACCGTGACATAACACAAAATTATGATCTCCTAATACATAATAATCAATAGGATAATCACTTATATAAGAAATAACTCCCATTGTTTCTAATTTTGCAGCAAGAAGTTTATTATTAATCCAACCCCAATCACCATCATGATTAGATTCTCCAATACAAAAATATCCAATACTATTACATTTAATATTAGCTTTTAAATCAGTAAAGAATTTTAACATTAAAGTGATATAAGTTTCACTCATTTCTTTATTATTCATTACTGATGGTAATGGATGTCCACCTCTTGTAGTTTCTTTATTATAAGAATCTACAGAATCTCCTAAATTCATTACATGAATTTTTTCATATTCTTTTCCAGCAAAATGTTGTACAATCTTATTAAGTCGTTTTTGAATATCATCAGAATTATATTCTGGAATTTGATAAAAACCAAAATCATCATTATATGCACCAATATGCATATCAGAAAGCCATATAATCAAATGTTTATCCTCTTTATTACAAGAAGTAATAAAATTAGTAGACCCAATAAAATCTATATTAGGAATATCTTTTCTTAATTGATCTAATACATGATCTCTTTCTTTAAGTTTAAGATTTTCTTTAGCTAACTTTTTAGCTGCTTCTTTAATATCCTTTAATTGATCTCTCTCAATATTACGAACTAAATTATTAGTTCTTCTAGTAGTAGACATTTCTACTAATTCTTCATCAGAATGTTCTTCAATAATATGAGGAGCAAATGGACAAGTATATTTATAAACTAAGAAAGCATTTCTTATTCTCTGAAATTCAGCTAAAGAAAATTGTGGAAATTCTATATGTACATTAGCTGCTGTAAGATTGGCTCCATAAACAGAATACAAATTACACAATCTTTCCATATCTTCTCTAGAAAGAGTACCTAATAAATTTCCGCCCTTCTTTCTAGGAATATTATATCTATATCCACAAATTACACCAAATTCATCTCTTACTATTTCAGTAGTAATAGAGTTAGTTGTATTATCTATTTCTTCTTTTTTATCTTTATTATATTTTAAGCTTTCAACTAATCTCTTAATTTCTTCAATATCCTTTTTACATTCTTTAGGATATTCATCTGAATTTAATAATTCTTTAATTCTCTTATATTTATTATTATCACATATTTTATTAGCCATACAATATGTGTGAATATTATTATATTCAGAATTTTTAACATCACGTAAAAAATCTAATGTCTTAGAGATTGTTGTTTTTCTTACCATTTTTCAATGTTTTAATTATCCTTTCGGTTGTTAATAAAATAAGTATATATAAAAAATAAGGGTAGCTGTTTCACAACAACTACCCTTTTATGAAAATTAATTTTTTATAGTCAAACCATACTTGGCGTTAATTAAGCTTCTACACCAAATACAATATATGTACCAACGTGAGAACTCTTAGAAGGAGCATAATCAGCTGTAAATGCGATTGGTTCACCACCTACAACCTGCTTTGTGTACTTAACTACTACAGAGCCACGGAAACCCTTCTTATAAATTTCCTTTACCTTTTCCTTAGCCTTAGCCTTAGTAGAATCAACAGAACCCATAATTTCACCAGTATTCTTATTGATAATCTGGTAAATTGTCTGATACTTACGCTTACCTTGTTCATTCTTTACGTCAGTAATCTTATAAGGACGCTGCTTTGTGTCCTCTACAGCAGATTCAACAGTAATAGAATAACCAACACCTGGTACATTCTTAGACTTCTTCTGCAAATAATCTAGATAAAATTGTTTCTTTGAAGCCTCTGTTACACCATTCTCCTGCTTTTTCAACCAATTCTTATAAGCCTGAGTTGCATCACCCATGATAGCGATTGGTGCCTTACCAAGTGCTTCTTTCTTTGTTAAACCTGTTACTTCCAATACCAAAAAACGTCCATTAAAATCGTTCATAATAATTTCCTTTATTCATTAATTCATTAAATTGTAAAAAAGATCTGCCGTCTATTTTTTAGACATATTATTTTAATAATCTACACTAACTTTCTATAAGTTAGTGATACAAATATAAGGGACTTCTGTGTACAATACAATATTCTTGGTGTTAATAATTGTTAATATTAGAATGGCATAAATTTTGCCAAAATATCCCTTATAGTTTTAACCATATCTTTTTGTTCAATATTAAAGGTCGGAAAAGTTTTACAACCATATCCAAAGTTCTCACAAACTATAGATAAACCTTTAATAAAATCATCTTCCAGTCCCAAACCTTGAGACATCTTATAAACGATCTGATAATAAGTTACATCTGGATTTTTTTCTTTTAAATGAAAATAAACCCAGCAAATTAAAGATATTAGAGCAAATTTAGTGTTAATATCCACATTTATATATCCAAGACTAAAATATCTTGAATAAATTTGTTCTAATTCTTTATAAGTTATCCCACTCTTCTCTTCCATTATTTTTAGCTTTATAATGAGCAACTAATCTTAATAATGTTTTAAATTCGGCTAAACCTTTAACAAAATCTTTCTTAGTTAATTTATATGTAAGAGTATTATATGCTCCAAAAGTCTCAACTACTAGACAATTTGAAGATATAGTGGGTTTATCAATATTATAGAATTTTTTAGCACATAAGCCTAATAACCAGCTATACATACCTAATTCTCTATAATATCTATATTTATTAAATGCAAACTTGAAATCATTAATATTTCTTCCAGTAGTTTTAACATCATTAACTACAATTTCTCCAGTATCTGAATCAATTGTATAATTATCCAATTTAGATTTAAGTCTTAAAATAAATGGATCATGATCTGGAACTTCAACATTTACATCTAATAATATAGTTTGCTCATTTTTTGTAATAATTGGATTAAGTAATCCTTCTGGATTTAATAAAGAAATAAATTCTTTATTTTTACTAAAATTAGATAATACTCCCTGTAATCTTTCCCTACTTTTTGGATCAAGATATATAGAAGTTTTAGTATCTTTATTCTTAGCTTCAAATAAGGCTCTATTACGCCAATAATTATTACATTTACTTAATAATGCTTCTGCTTTATCTTTATTCCAAGATTTAGCATAATAATCTATCTTTTTAGATGCTGCTTCCATCTCTTCATAAGAAGGCTGTCTACCATTCTTCTTATATAATTCATCAGCCATAAAACCAGCTTTTGCAGTTGGTCTATCTACTGAAGTTACAAGTTGAAAAGATTCTGGTTGTAATATTAATTCATGTACAGCACTACCAAATACAAGGGAATCACTATAAATTGCATTTTGTCCTAATCCACTTATAAATTTTTCTGGACTACCTCCTTGTTCTGGATTTATTAAAGATAATCTACTATTAGATATATATCCCCCAAACTTTTTACTAAAATAAATATCATCACTGATATTTTCTAGTCGTAAGGTATCTAAATTAGGTGTTATTTTTATGTTTTCTAACATTAAATAAGATTATTGTTTACTGCATAATAATACTTATCTGTTATTGTATCAATATTTAAATCATGTATTCTTAAAGGAGTATCATAATGACTATTACTATTAGTAGTAATTAATAAACATAAAATACCTTTACTATTGAGATCCTCAAAATTAAATATAGAATCGTCAATAAATACATCTACTCTACCTTTAAGTGCATCATATTTACTAGTACCATATCCTTTTACTTGATAAAGTGGAGCTTCTGGAAAATCATTTCTTTGTAAATATGTTTTAGTCCATTGTTTTGGATTAATCCTAGAAGAACAATACAATCTAGGTTTAAATTCTGGCATTCTTAATATAGGTAAAGTTAACCAAAAAGCTTTTTCTTTAATAAGAATATTATTTACATTTCTAGTTATTCCCCAATCATGATTTGGAAATTTTCCAAACCGTCTAAGATAATGACTATCAAAATCTGCAATAGTATTATCAATATCTAAACCTATTCGTAACATTACATTAATTCGTCTATTGTTTTAATTTCTGATAAATTTACAGAATATTTATTCCATACTTCACGCATAACCTCACTCCAATCCATATCAGCTAAAAAAGTAATATCTGGATCTTCTGATTCATCTAATACTTGACCTAATATAGTATATAAAATTCTTTCTTTAGCGTGTGTATAAGACCTAGCTTTAATAGTTAATATATTAATTGGATCAGTATCTAAGCACCAACCAACTACATAAGTATCCATATTTTAAATATTGTTTTGTTTAGTATAAGAATCTAATAATTTATAAAAGAAATCTTCATCTACCATAAATATAGTATTATTAGTTGTTAATGTATTTTTCTTCCAACATAATACAAATGGTTTATCTTTAATAAGACAATCTTCTCTAATTCCAAAATAGTTTGGAGTATTGGCATAGTTTTTAGCCTGAATACTAATAGGAAGTCTTCCATCTAAATCAATAATATCTACTTTAGCATTATCTAATTTTTTAGATTCTCCTGCAGATCTCTCACAGTTATAACCTAATTCTCTAAGTTTATCTCTTATTCGATATTCTAAAGCATTACCTTTTGATTTACTTTTTTTAGCTTGATAAGATCTTTTAGTATGTTGATCTAACCATTCACAGATAATTCCATCTTTTGCTGGAGTAGATTTATTACATCTTAATTTAATTGCAGCAACTGATAATATAGGTCTATACTTTTTAGGTAATTCTGGATGATTAACACTATAATCTTCAGTACCTTTAGAAGCTTCTTCTATAGTTTTAAAAGTTAATACATCCTTATTAGGATATATAATTTTACACGATGTGTTTAAGTTCTATTTACTCATTCTAATTAATAATTTTTAATACATATTCTTTAATAAAATTATAAGTTTCTTCTTGACCATAAGCTTTTCTAAAATCACTTATATCTTTAGCATTATATCTTCTAGGAATCCAAAAATACAATAAATCAGAATGTTCTTTCTTAATCTTTCTCATATTCTTAATTCCTGGTATATCGCAATCATAGAAAACTACTATATATTTAAATCTAGTTTTTAAGTCTTTAAGCATATTATCTGAAATAAAGAGATTTTCAGAATTTGGAGCAATAGAATTAATTCCAAAAGATTTTAAACACATACAATCCTTCATTGATTTAGTAATTACTAATAGATTTCCTTTTTTAGGTAATTGTTCATAACCTTGTACCTTTTTAGAAGGCCAATTAGTAAGAAATCTATAAGTAGTTTTCTTAGGAAAGTATATTCTCCAATATTCTAAGTTATCCTTTTTTCCACCATAATATCCAAATATAAAACTATCTTTAGAAGATAATATAAATGGATTTCCATTTAAAAATATAGTTTTACAAGAAAATACTTTATATTTATTAAGAATTTCTTTAGTTATTCCAAAGCTATTCCACCAATCTAATTCTTTTTTAGTATATGGTTTTATTTCAACCCTTATATCTGTAGTTCCTTTATCTTCAAATTTTTTAGCTTTCGTATTTATAGTTCCTTTATTTTTTGGTATATTAGTTTTAATATAACCAAAATCTCCAGCAATTATTTTTAATGCTTGATAATAGTTAACATGATATTTATACATTACCACATTAATAAAATTACCATAAAAATCTCCACTAAAATCTTTGAATATAAGTTCTCCAGATTTATTTCTATAGAATGAACAAGTAGGTCTATGATCTTTCCTCAAAGGAGATTTAAATAGTCCTTTTTTAACTTGTATTCCAAGATAAAATTGCATATAGGTTTCTTCGGAACATTTTGAAAGCAAATAGTCTTTTGTAATTTTTGGTTCAAAATCAAAATTTAATTCCATAATCTTTATAATTTAAAACCAAAAATATACATATTTTGTCATAAAACAAAATAAGTGACCCCTATAATAGGAGCCACTATATTTGGTTAAACTAACAATTTATCAATGTCACTCATTTCTCCAGCCTCAACAGATGTAGAAACATCTACAGTGTCTGCCATAGAACTTGTAGCTTCTGGATTAGATGGTTTTGCTTTATGATATGCATCAGCTTGCTGTGCTTCCCAACTAGTCATTAATACGTTTTCACCAATGAATTTCTCCATAAATGGCTTATTGTCATTACGAGAAATACCACAATTCGGAAGACGAGCATATACTCTATTATCTGAAGAATTACGACCTAACAACTTCAATTGAATATTATGTTCTTCTGTTGGTTTAATTGGTTTCTCCAATAAATTCTTAGCAACATTAATAAATTGTTCAAATGTCTTAATTTTACCACTAGTTGCTGTAGCCTTAAGCTTTTCAAAACCAGTAGGATTATATGCTGCAACAATTTGGGCTACTACTTGCTGACTTCTCTCAAAATCAGAAGGTAATTCATATTCATGACCATTAGCATTAGTCATTTTTCTACGTTTAATACCATTTTCATCTGGCTCAAAAATTCTTTCACTATAAGTACCTTTTGGACTCTTAAATTTAAAATCCCATGCTTTCCATTCAGTATTATCATTTCGTTTACCAGATACAGGATCACTAATCCCATCAAATTCTACCATGTCATATACTCCCCATGGACCAAGGAAACTGTTATTACTAGGTGCATTAATACCGCCAAAACCACTAAAATCAAATGCTGTACTCATAAAATAAATGTATTAAAGATCAAAATTAAGGTCATCTAAAGTAATTGCTGCTGCATCATCTACTTCTGGGGTAACTGATGCAATCTCATCTTCTACATTAATTTCATCTATAGCATCTTCAACTTCTGGAGTTTCATTAGCCATTGCTTCACTAATCAAATAGAATGTTCCCTCAGTTTTAGCTGCAGAACCAATAGTAAATTCTGTACCATATTCTGATAGTTCATCATTATTTTTACCTCTATAAGAAACAGTATTTGATTTAGTTAATTTATTTCCACCTTTAGTTCCAAAAGAATCAGCTGTACCAATCACTGGTTTACGCTTTTTATTCTTGACTTCATATTTAATGTCAATTTTATCTCCTTCTTCAGCACCAAGTAATTCAATAGCTGCATTGTTTAATGAATACTTGTTATCCATTAATACCAATCTTGGTGTTGGATCATTATCTTCTACTTTCTTAGTAGTTTTAGTAGTCTTTTTCTTTACAGTACTTAGTTTTTCAGAAACTAATTCAGCAATATCTAAAGTTTGATTAGTAAGTTCCCCAGTTTCTTCATCAACTAACTCTACAGTAATAATAGCACTATTTACTTTCATTCTTCTCCATTTTCAAATTTATTAATAGTATCTATAACATATTTCATATCTGGCTCAATATACTTATCTTCAAAACATCCAGAAACTGATCTACAAGTATCATTTCCGTCTGTTCTTGTTTTAAATCTATATTTTACTTCATCATCTGTGTCTGAAACATAACGTTCAGAATAAATTATATATGAGAATAAACCATCCAAGTTAATAGCATTTGTAAGCATTTTCAATACTTTGGATAAAAACAATTTATATATATGGCTTAATTAATCCATTAGTTTTTACCACTCTATATATTTCTATATAGTTAAGACTATATCTTCATTATAAAATTAATTTTTAAAGAAATCATTATAATATTTAAAATAACAATGATATGTTTCTTTTTGTTTACCTTTACATACATTATTAACTAAATTAGAATTAATTCCTAAAATAGTTTCTACTTCTGCAGAATTTTTAAATATTTTAATAACTTCTCCTTGTGCATTTAATTGTACTATACGTCTTTCAGGAATAATATCTGGATATTTATATTCCCAAATATATCCACCACAAGATTTCTTTTTACCTTTACAACAAGCATTTAAATTTGCTTTATCTAAATGTAGTACTCTTGCAGCTTCTGATCCAGACTCCCATTCTTTTATTATTTTTTTAGAGTTTTTATCTAATTGTAATACTGGTCTACCTTGTTTTTTAGTAACACTATCTTTTATTTTAGATATAATTTCTTCGGATTTTTCTATACCAGACAATTCTTTAGATATTTTCTCTTTTACTTCTAAAGATCTTGGTTTACCTATTATTTTTGAAGCTCTTTTTTCTATAACTTCTTTTGTCGGTGTAGGAACATAATTATCTTCTCCACCTTCTCTAATGTTAGTTAGTTTAAATCCCCAAACCTTAAATTGTGCTATCCAATATTTTTCAAGCCAATCCCAAGATTCATTTTCTAAAAAATCTAAAGACTCTACTTCTTCAATTATTATAGTATTACCTAATTGTAATTCTTTATTAATCCAATTATAATTATAATTAGTACTACAGCCTTTCTCAAGGGCTTTTTTTGCACAACATATATGTCCTTGTAATCTTCTTTTAATAGTCTATCTAGTTTTTCCAACATACCTAATATTATTAGGATCCGCTGAAGAGGCTAAAGTATAAATAGTTATTTTCATAATAATTTAATTTTTAATTATATACAAAAATAAAAATATTTAGACTATTGTCAAAATAATTTAAAGGAAAATATGTAAAATTTTTTATAACATCCCCATTTCGGAAATTAATTACTTTTCCTACTCCCTCTCGGGATAGTCGTTACACTTTCAATATATGAGATATATATTGCTTAGTTCGGTATTATCAGCTATCCATATTTCAGGACCTTAGACTTTCTTAGAAAGCTTATTCGCTAAAAATTAATTTACTTAGTTCACTTTTACCGAGTTAGAGGTAATATAGGCAAAATTATTCACCTGTGGTCCACATTCTATACTCTGGGTCAATATCTGTTCCAAAGTTTTCTATATGAGTAACAAATACAACAGTTAAATCATCACGAAGATTCATACAATACTCAATTAAATCATAATAGTTCTTCGCAAGTATCGTGAACTTTTCATCAATATGTTATTGTTTGTTGAATTATGGGAACAACCCATAACAATAACTCAAATATTTTCATATTTGTTTAGACTATATCTTAGTTTGATTTTTTTCTTCGACTTCCTTTTGGAATAGTTAATGCATCCTTTAAAGACCATTTATGTTTATCTAGTCTATTAATTACTACATTATATTCTATATTATATATAGAACACCACTCTTTTAAAGATTTCTTTTCTCCGTTAAATTCAATAAGTCTATGAAAAGGATCTTTTTGGATTGCTTGCTCAAAAGATAGATTACTTCTATAAATTCTATTATATAAAGTTGTATATTTAATATTATATATAGCTGCCCATTCTTTTAATACGTGAGTTTCACCATTATAGGTAAATACTTTATTAAATTCTCCTCTATTTTGTGATTGAGTCTTTTTAGAAGCCCATCTACAATTTTCTGGACAATATCCTTTATTAGGATCTATTCTGTCTATAGAGTAATTTTCTGGGCAATCTCCCATATCTTTATAAAATTGTTCAAAAGAATCCCATGATTCACATATTTTTATACCTTTTTTAGCATAATAAATGGAATCTGGTCTATTAACATTTCTAGCTCTTGAACGCATTGCTTTCCAAATATAATACTCTCTCATTTCTTTACGGTCTTTACCGTTAATTAATTTTTTCATTTTTATAAGCTTTAATTGTAAATTATTATTTACAATAATAGCTATTTTAAAATCAAACTCCAACCATTTCAAATTAAAATTTGTTAAAAGTTAATTTTACTTCCCGACAAAGGGAATAGTCGTTGAGCTTTACTCTGAACTATTTTCACAAATAATTTCGGAGTCTTAGTTGCTGATTACCTATGTTCGTCTTCACAGATGTACTTATATCCATTTAATTTTTAAACATTCACATTTAATTTTTCAATTTATGTTGTAGTTTAAATGGCTTTAAGGCTTCCAGCAGTTAGATTGGTAAGGGCATGAGTCCACCCTTTTGTTAAGGCATTTTGGAAAGTTTCATTACTCAATAAATAATTGGCATCATCTAAAACAATAACTTTAACTTCTGGTCTTGTTTTAGATACAATGTTTAACATCTTTTTGATGTTATCATAATTATTATTAATATACCAATTTCCTACAAGTTTGCCTTCATTTGTAGTTACTTTTTTATATTTCTTTCTAAATCCAGGAATTTGAAGTTGTTTATTAGTACAACTTACAATAAATGTTGATTCTGGTTCTAGATATTTTAAAGAAGTGGATTTACCACTATTACTTAGTCCAGCTAAACAAATTATATTTGACATTATAAAATAAATTTTAAGTCTTTTGTTTGCTTATCTTCTATTTCTTCTATATCTTGTTTAATTTCTAAATCTTCTTTAAATAAGTTATCATAATCATTAATTTCTTCAGGTTTAGGAAGTTCTCTAAATATTCCTACTTTTCCATCAAAATAACAACAATCAGCAACATCACTTTCACCATATCTATTTTTTAGACATAGTATAGATCTAAACTTATCATCTAACTTTTTCATATCATACCCTCTATAAGAAGCTAATTTATCCCTTTTAGGATTATATAAAGCTAAAACTATCTCTGCATCTTCACTAGGAACTGCAGAATCTTTGATATCTTCTACACGAGGTTCTGAAAAGTTAAGTTTTAATCTTTCAACATTAGCTGAAGATCTATTAGACTGCATTAATACTAAAAAACTAGCATCAGTTCTATTTCTAATACTAACAATCATATTAGAAGCTAAATCAATTTCTTGTTTTTTAGTTCTACCTTCTTCAGCTCTTAATAAGTTTAAGTGATCTGTTATGAAAAATAAAGTTTGTTCTGGATTATTAGGTACATATCCTGTATGGTTTTTCTTGTCTGTAAAGACTCCATTCTCTTCTAAGTGATAAAGAATTCGACTATACAATTTATTAGCTGTAAGTCCTACATCTTCAATGATTAAGATACGCTCAACAGATTTTAACCATTCTCTACCTTCATTAATTTTATCAAGCTGATAATCCGATAATTTGAAATTTTTCTTTCTAGATAAGATCTCTTTAGCACTTAATCGAATATTATATTTATAAAACAAATAAATACTCAATAATTTAGCTAGTACTAAAGTCTTTTTCATTTCTAAAGAGAATAATACAATTTTTAATTTGCCATCTAATAGATGCTCAATTATAGGATAATATACATAAGAGAATAACATTGAAGAACTTTTTCCAATACCACTACCTGCAAATAATAGTGTATAAGTACTTTTAGTTAAACCATCAGTAATATCTTCTAATTTAGGTAAACCTAAAGAATAACCTATATTTTTTCCTTTTAGTCCGTCTTGTATTTCACTATACAGTAAATCTACAATTGTCATAGACTTTTTATAGTATCATAATTAATATTAGCTAATTTACCATCTCGCAAAGCTTCTAATTCATTCCAATTTTCATTAATTACAAAAGTAGCTATACTCATATTAATAAAATGAACATCATTATTTTGTTCCCATTTTAATAATTCAATAATTTTATTATGTTTATCAATATTCCATCCAATTGCATTTCCATAATATCTAAAGAAATCTTCTGGACTATTAAACTTTTTAGCAATACCTCTAGCACTAAATAAAGCTCCATTAATATTAATAAACATAGGATATGTTTCAAATAATTCTTTACCTATTTCAAAAGAACATTTCCAAATATTTTTACCAAAATTCTTAGCGATTGGTATTTCTAATGGATCAAATCTTTGTCCTTTCAATGGTATTTTATAAGATTTTAAAATAATTCCTTTATTTTGTAATTCAATAAGAATATCTCTTAATTCAATATCATTTTCTTTAAATACTGGAATTAATCTAGATAAATAATTTTCTTCATATCCTTCTTGTAATAAAAGTATAGTTTTAATTACTTCTAATTGGTTTGGAGTAAGTTTATACTTCTCCATAAGATCTAACTCTGCATCAATAGTATAATCAAATGTGTTCAAACAGTTAAAAAAGTTAAATAGTGATTAATTTCACATCTTCTTTAACTGTAAATATGGTATTACTCTTTCGAGTCGGAACTTTTTACATACGTCTGCATAAATTGCTCACTTAATTTATTATAATCTTCATACATAGATTTTAGATCATAATCCCTCTCATAAGCTTTAACAATAAGTACATTTTTAGTAAGTACTGCATGTTCATATGAATTAATAATGTTTTGTAACAAAATTAAATCACACTTATTTTCTACTGTCATAATAGTATTATATTAAAATCGAAAAGCTAAATTTTGTATTGGTTTCTTATAAGTTTCATAAGGTTCTCCATTTAAAACTTTTTCAAGATTTTTTTCATCAATAGTTATATAATCACTATCTTTATGACTATTCTTAAACCATTGTGTTTCAACAGTCCCATTAATAACTATTGTGAATATTTCTGCAGTTTTTCCTGGTTCAAATCTAATAACTCTACCTGTCCTTTGTACAGCTTTAGTTTTAGAACTATCTAAACCAATAATAATAGCTACAGATAATCCTTTTATATCTAAACCTTCATTAGCTTTAGCACAAGTATTTAAGATTCCAGTATCTTTATTATTAAACTCTTCGATTGTTATTCTACCTTTCTTTTTGGACATCTTTCCAGTATATACATTCCCAACACCAATAGCTTCAGCCATCGCTACATTATTTGAAAATGTTATAATCTTTGCATTAGATCTAGCATTTATTATTTTTCTAGCTAATTCTAATTTTTTAGGGTGATTATTAATAAATTTCTTTCTTGCAGTAAGATTACGCATAAAACTAGCTGAATGGTTTTTAATTGCTTTAAGTATATTAGATTTAGTCGCTTGATCAGCATGTAAACCTACTAATTTATCCCTATAGTCTATTTGATTAATATACCCTTTTGGTCCAGCCATACTCATAACTAAAGGAAAATCCCATCCAAAAAATTCATAATCTTCATTAAATTTCTTTTGATATTCATCATAAACGTGAATATCATCTACATCAATTAATACTTGATATTCTGTAAATTTACTTACCCATCCACTTAATAATGCTTCACCTAAAGATATGGAATCAACTACTGGACATTTTTGTTCCATTAATATATGTTTTCCATCAAGTCTTTCAAAAGTAGCTGTTAATCCAAGTATGTAATTATATTTTATTTTTTTAAATATTAAACTAAACATATCAGAATTATATCTATGTATTTCATCTAATACTAATACACTACATACCCAATCATGTTTAATGATTGTATTAATAATTTTTACAGTTGCTATATCTTGTAAGCCTCTTTCTTTAAGTTGTTCCTCCCATTGTATTTGTAGTACATCTGTAGGAACTACAACTATTACTTTTAATTCTGGATAATGTTTATGTACTGCAGAAATAGCATTTAATCCTACTCTGGTTTTCGATTTTGTTATCGTATGGCTTTTTATCCATACTTCTTACTATTACTAGTAAGTCCCGCGTACCTATTCATCCCATAGGGAGTCGGACACTCTTGGAGAGATTATATTTATTCACTCTCTACGCTGTACGATGCTTCAGAACCTTTCGTAATTTCTGAAGTTATCTCGGGATTCCCGTTAGTTAGTTCCCCGATATTGCCCGATAATAATTCTGAAGATTGCTCTATCAGAACGGCTCTATTTTCTGTATATGGAATATAATTTTGAAGATAGTAAAATTTTTTACCATTTTTTAAAATATATGGATTTTCTTTAAAAGATTTATGTTTACTTAAAGTGCTTTTTGATGCTATATTATAATTGGCACAAGCTATTAATGATTCATAATATTGTAAATTACCATCTTCATCTTCAGTAACAATATAATTACCAAAAGAACTTCTAGTTTGCTTATAAAAATTCTCGTAAAAATAATTTTTTAAACTAGATAAAGTATCAAATTTATTGTATACCATTATATATCTATTTGAAAAAATTCTTCTACTATTATTATGTGTATTCTTTTGTTTTAATAATCTAAAAGCATCAGCTTCACACTCACATTCTGCTTCCAATTTAAAAGTTCTTATATTGTATATATAAGTTTTTTTCCAATTATGATTTTGTCTATAAGCAGTAATTTCTCCAGATTTATATTTATCTTTTAAAGTTTTAGATATTTTTTCTTTAGTACTTTCAGATACTTTATGTCCAAAATTAGCTACAACATTTAAAGTTAAATTATATTCTGGATGTATTAAATCTATATAATACTGTTCTCTTTCAAATTGATTAGTTTCATTACAGTACTCCAAAATACCATAAATAAAACTATCTTCTCCATATTTATTCCAAGATGCCTGAAAATGTGCATTATGAGCTTTATTATTTTTTAAATTATGTACATGTTCATGCAATCTATTATACAAATCTACAGATGATCCAACGTATCTTTTACCATTTTCTAAATTTGTGAAAACATATATTCCACATTTGCCTTTTAATTTAAATTCTATTTTATTCATATATTTATAAATTAATTTTTACAAATATAAGTATAAAATTTTAGAAAATAAAACTAAAAAAGCACTAACAAGAAAATAGTACCTGTAGGTCATATTTAAGAACCAAACCCAGTAGCCGCCTCTATAGAGCCCTTACATTTATTTTTTACCCATTTTGTAAGACATTCATGTTGTCTAGCTGTTCTGTCTTTAGGTGTAAATAGTTCAAGCTCTTTCATATATTAATAATCCTCTATAAAAAACTATAGTGAGTAACTAAAAAGTTACCCACTAATAGTTGTATATTTTTATTCATCAGCAATATTCACTTTCTCAAGTGAGATTCCTTTTGCTGCAGCCACTTCTTTAATTTGTTTAATCCTATCCTCCCATTGAGATGCATGATATTCAATCTCATTTTGGAATCGGAATAATACTTTATTTCTTAAAGCTACTAACTGATCAGTAGTTAATTCAGAATATTTCTTACTCTTAAGATTTAACATTGCTCTAAACTCAGCATAAGAAAGTCCCGTTTGTAATGTTCTAGGCCGAGCATTTGCCTTTAATCTATGACGCTCCATAATAACGTCAATTCTATCTTTCAATTTTCCAGTCTTTTCATCTCTCTCTTCTAATTCCTTCTTTTCAGAATTAGTAAACCATACTCCTAACTTAATAATAAAATTCAGAGAAAGATGACTTTTATCAAATACACCTAAACTGTCAAGACAACCATCCATTAAACCACTAATAGTAATCTTACTAAATTCTTCTGGATAATTACTTACTACAGCATCAATGTATGTATCTGAATACTTATCTTTAGGATAAGCCTCTAATGCTTCTGGAGTATTAAGAAAATCTCTAACATCTTGTAAGAACAAGAATCTAGGATAATCGGGTCTAGTGTTAGGGATATTTCTCTTATATTTGTTTTCAATCCATCGAATAAATAATTCAATGTTACATTTCTTCTTTTGCTCATCTACAATATTGAGAAGATGATATCTACCTGGATTCTTCTTATCTTTACTGTAGAGCATAGACATACAATGCCTATAGAATTGATTTAATTGTTCTGGAGTAGCATCAATAAGCTTGATTTCTTCCTGTTCAAACTTACCATTTACTTCCTTTTTAGGACCTCTCCAAACATAATTGTTTATATTTGTATTTACACTTTTAGCTTCTAAGGCTTTATTTAATTTGTCTCCTATTACTCCCATAGTAATATATGTGTTTTATATATATAATATTTCATGATCTACATAATATATTCTTGATCTTGATTCTGCTTTTTAATAATAAACTTTATAAATTCACAAGTAGTATATTTATAAGGGGTCATCTTTCCAGTATTTTTATTATACCAGTTAGATACTCCAGCTTCAACCATATTATAAGTTAAAAAACCTTCTTCCCCTATTTTTAAAGATCTATGCTCCCAATTAGGATATCGGGTAACTAATTTAAATTGATTATCCCAATTAGTACAATTTAAATTTTCAAAAATATAATTAATATATCCTCCTGTATCACATTCAAAGCTTACTAATCTAGCTTCTATGGTTATCATTATAATCTATACAACCATATTGTGCAAAATCACATATACATTTATCTATTCCGTCAAAACATGGATATCTTATACATCTTTTACAAGATCTATTCGGATATTTATATTTAACTCCAAACTTATCCTTATACAAATTTAATTTATCCATTATTTAAATAGTAGTAAAAGTAAAGATACAACAAATCCAGAACTTATACCAGTAATTAATGTATTTTTAATTTTTATAGATTTTTTTAACTTATCTACATTTGCTTTATACTGATTTATTTCTTGAACTCTTAATGAGTCAATTTTAGAATGATTATCATTAATTTCTGTAAGGACTTGTATTTTTCTTTCTAATAATGGAACTTTAGCTTTAAGGAGATTGTGTTCATTAAATATAAGATTAGTTTCTTTCAATTGTTCTGGAGTTATTAAGACTATTGAGTCTCCCAGAATCTTTGGATAAGTGTTCTTTGAGATATTTTGTGAAGAAACTGTAATCGGAATCAATAGATTGATTAATAATAATATACCGAGTTTTCTCATATTCTCCTTCTTTACTAATTATTTGAGAATCTATTTTAGGTAATATTAACCTTAGACTATCCTGTTTGTGTTTTATAGAATCAATTTTTAATTCAATATTAGTAGTAGAATTTATCTTAGATTGGTTATTAAAATAAAATACTACTACCAATATTAAACTAATTATTATAATGCTAGAAATTATATATTTCCTCATTAATCTTTGTTAGGTTGTAACAAACTTTATGCCTCTTTCTTCTTCTTGTTCTTTAAGAATCGCTGTTCAGCTTCAGCATAACTCTTACTAAAATAACTTAGTTCCTTAGATGCAATATTATCTAAGAGTACCTTACGTAAAGAAGCATCACATACTCCACCCTTAGTTTGAGCAATTACCATAAATGCTTTATCCAACATTCTTGAACGCGCTCTAGCAATAGTTTCACCAAATCCTGCCTTATACTCATCTTTAGCATTTTGGATAGATACTCCAATAACTAAAGCATATTCCATAGATCTAAAATCTGTTCGATCCTTTTTATCTTTAAAAAGTAAACCAGTAGTATCATCAAACTTAACTCCAGTTATACAGATATTAACTACTTGATCAATACCTAAATAATTTTTCTTTGTCAGACTTACTGACTCTTCACTAATAAACTTCATATTATTTTAATTTTTATAGATCAATATTTGTTTCTACACTTTCAGAATCTTCTGTATTAACAATAGATTCTGTATTTTCTTCAGTTTCTGAAACTACTGTTTCTTCAGTTTCTGGATTTAGAGTAAGTTCTAATTCTGGATCAGGAACAAACTCAACCTCTACATTAGATTTCTTTATAGAAATCTTTTTATTTACTGTACTACAGCAAGAACAATGATAAGTTCCAGTTGCTTCATGAAGAAAGTGAGGAGTAACTCTATCACAAATCTTACAACGAATGTCTAAATTCTTTTTCATACTTTTTAAATACTTTAGTTATTTCAGTATTAATCATCTTATTATATTTTGTATCATAAATATCATTCCAAGATCCATTTTTATAAATAAAAATTAAATCATTTGGATATATCTCTTCAAGATCTTTATGATCATAATCTAACGTATGTCCTTTATTAATAATACCTATTCCAGGAAGCCTAATAGCATAATGTCTGGTAGTATAATTTCCTGTAGGACAACAATTTTTATATCTATTTTTTATATTATTAAAAGCTATTTCAGGATCAAATTCTTCATCCTCTCCTACATAAAATAAAGTAACTTTATATGGAATATTATGTTTATATAGATGATGTGCTATACAATATGTTACATAACAACACCCTCCACAATTTATATCATATTCTATATCAAGTTTATTACAAAGAGTATTTAAAGCTTTATATAAATCCTTTAATTTTTGTCTCGAGATGGTTTGTCTTCTTTGCATAAAGCTAATATTTCATTCCATAAAATATGATATTCTTTAAAATATACTTTCATAGATATTGCTTCCTCTTTATGTTTAGCTATAATTCTATGATTAATAATTCTACGAATAGCTCCATTTAAAGGCAAACCATATAATGGACTAGAAAAATCTTCTCGTTCATTAACTTTTCCCTTATTAACTATCTTTTTAAATGATAAATCCCATAATGCAGAATCATCACTTACTGGTTCCAATTTGAAATCATAATCCTCGATAGTCATAATTATTTCTTTTGAGATCCAGGTCTAGTATTAGCTGTTGCATCTTTTCCCTTTAATGCATCAAATTGCTTTTGTCTAGCTGCTAACTTAAGCAAATATTTCTTGTATTTCATATATAAAGTCTATTAATTAAATTAATAATAGCGTAATCTCTGACTGTTTCTACTGAAGATATATGAGAAGAATCATCTAAAGCTCTCCATGTACATCTCCATACTTTTAATTGACTATCATAATTAATAGATATATTGTATAATAGATCATTTATTAAATAATCTAATACCTCATTATAAGTTGGAGCTGATGTCCATTCTAATATATCCTTATAATTATTATAATCTATATAATCTCCACAACAATAAATATTTCCTTCAGGAGAATATGCTTTATATGTTGGAAGATTATATCCTTTAATTTTCAGCTGTCTCGCTAGATTCTTTGGTACTATTTTTTGCAACATCGTCTAAACTATCTAACATATTATGAAATATTTGAAGTCCTCCTTCTACGTTAATTTGTTTACTTAACATATACATTGTTAAAGAAACAACATAACAAATTTCAATAATTGTGTAATCACTCTTAAATATATTACTATACTTTTTTAAGAGTTCTTTTGATACATCATTAAGTTCTTTAAGTCTATCCGCACCTAAAGAACCAAGCATTTTTAATAATTGTTCATCAACCATAATTAAAAAAATTTAATAATTATATAATACAAAAAAGGAGATTAGATATAATATCCAACCTCCTTATATACTTTGACTAGCATCATTAGCTAATTTATCACAAATAGTATTTAATGAATCTAATGGACTAGGATCTTTTTGATGTCCTTTACACCATTTAAATTCAATCTTATTTTCAGTTAAAGACTGTGCTTTTTCTATTAGCTTATCAAATTTAGCTAATAATTCAATATTTTTCTTTCTTTTCCAACCTAATGTAGCATTCCCTATTACATACATACTATCAGTAAGAATAGTTAATGATTTTATAGGTTTTTTAATGGAAGATAATGCTATCATTGCAGCAGTAATTTCCATGGTTTGATTAGTTACATCTGTATATGGTAAATTATTCTTAGATACAAATTTACAACTTGTAGTTTGAATAACTTTTAAATCATCTTTTCTTGCTAATACTACTCCAATTCCACCTTGATTACGACTTGGAGAGTAAGCACCATCGGTTGCAATAATATATTCTTTATCCATATTAGTTGGACTATTAGGATTCGAACCTATACATACCTAACTTATAGTCCAAATAATTAGCTTATGCTAATAACCGTTTACTTAACTATTGAATCCACTGTAACAGTATCATTAATAGTATCAGCTGTTGAATCTAATGAATCAACTTTAACTGAATCATTTGTACTAGCTTTTGTAGTTTTATCACCACAAGAAGCAAAACTTACAGCTACAATAGCCATGAAAACAAAAATTAACTTTTTCATTGTCTTTAAAATTAAAAATAAAACAAATTAATCTATAACATACTTAAACAAAAGACTTTAACTTATTTACATAAGTTTCATCTTCTGCGTATCCTATTTTTTCTAAAAATACATAATAATTACCTCCATTATATCTGGATTGTATTAATTTTTTATAAGCTTTTACTGATTCTGACCAGTGTTTAAAATGCCTATACTTATTTCCTTTTCTTAATCCAAATAAATTATTATGTGTTTTAGATACTTTGGAAGTATAATTCCCAGTTTCTAATTTTGCTTGAGCTAAAACTATTTTAGGATATTGTATATTTTCCTTTTTTAGCTCTTTCATAAGTGTATTATCACTTAATGGTTCCATTGATATTTTCTTCTGTCTATGAATAGTTTTCTTGGTAACTACTTTAGAAGAATCAACAGTTTTGTTTTCTTTTATATTAATAGTAACATCTAATTTAGGATTAGATTTAGGAATAAAATTATTAATTAATAATCCTAAACTAATTCCAAATAAGAATACTAATAATGTAAAATTTTTTTGTTGTTTAATCATAATCTACTTATATTATTAATCTAAAATTATATACATGGATGTAATCCAGCTTTAATAGCTGATCCATAAAGTTTATCAAATCCATTATAATAAATTTGAAAAGCTTTTCTTAATAAATTTTTAGTTCTCTTCATAACTATTACAAATTTAAGTTTATAAATAATCATCTAAGAGGTATTTAATATAGAATTACAAATATATTAATTTAAAAATTTATTACAAAAAGTTTTAACTTGATCTATATTAAGAAATAGCCTATCAACACGTAAAGACAAAAAATATGGACTATTTTCAGCAGGTAGTGTGGCAACTGCTTACTCATAGTCCATATCACATGTATTTTTTAACGAAAATACTAAAACACTTAGACGCTTCATGTTGAACATCTAAGAGAAAGTCACTTACACACTTTTTTCTAGCCTTCACCTCTGCTAGTAATTTTTATGGGTTTGCTAGTTTATTCACCCACTAGCTTTTCGTAACTACAACGATCCTAATTTAGGCTCGGTGTAATAGTTGTGTAAAATGGATTCGAACCATTGCCTATGTCTTCAGAGAACATCGAACTATCCACTATTCTATTACACATCCCAGAACAATAATAATATTTATATGTACCGCATATCAAAATATCTTGCTGAATTGTTCTTTACAACTATGAATACAAAAAAGTTTAAAATACGTAATTTATTAATCCTGGATTTCTATTAGGACCATCGTTTGCATTTAGTACTTTATAAAAATATAAAGTATAACAATCTGAACAAACAACTACATGATTATAATAATCAATTCCTATTATGGTATCACCGTTAAATCTTTGTCCAACACTAAGTTTATTAAACTTATCATCAGAAATAACATATTTTTTACCATGGAATACTAAAGGATATTTAGATTTCCTACTTTTCTCCCATTTTTCATAAGTCTTTAAATCTTCACCTTCTAACTCATACTCATCTACATTAAATCCTAAAGGATTTGGAGTTAGATATCTATCTAATTCAGATAAGAAGATTCTTGGAGTAATCTTGGAAACATCAAAATCAGAATCATTATAGATATTTGCACTAGCATACTCACAAGTATAAGTATAAGAATTAATTTCTACATTGAAATATGATTTAGACTTTCTAAATTCTTCAATTCCATGTATATTTATTTCTTTTACAACACTCTTTAATATATCTATAGTAGATATACTTAATAAATTAATAAATTCTAATACTTCTTGTTTATACTCTTTATTATTTAGAGTATCATCTAAAAATTCAGAAGCTGCTTCTATTTCTAGATTTCCAAATTTCTTTAGATATAAGATTCTAGAAGGTCTACCAATTAAATTTCTATCAATACTTAAAGTATTAGTTGTTAATAAAAATACTTTTCTAGATTCTGAATTATAAACTCCATCCATAAAAGATAATATAGTAGTATCTTTATCGAATGTTTTTTCATATTCATCAAAGAAAAAGACACAATCAAAATTAATCTCAGTTGATAAATAGTTCATCATTTGAAGATTCATTTCTTGTCCCATATTTTGAACAATAATAACTGGAAGATGAAGTCTATTAGCTATCATTTTAGCAGCAACTGTTTTACCAGTACCTTTTGTCCCATTTAACAGGATTCCCAAGTTTCCAGTTTGTGCTTCATTATATGTTTTAATAACATGATTAATGAAATCTTCTTGTAGTCCATAAATTTTGTAATCGAATACAAATTCACTCATTACATACTCCAAGTAGAATCCTTGTTTGCTCATACTAATTTTATAGACTCCAACTGGAATTTCATTATAAGAAATAATAGGACCCTGCATCCTATTAAAGTTAATTCCTGTTTGAACCCATATTTGCTTACCTGTTTCCATAAATAATTTTATAAAATTAAAAAAAAATAGTACCTCCAATAGGAATCGAACCTATATTTAGGGTTTAGAAGACCCTTGTTCTGTCCATTGAACTATGGAGGCATAAAACAGAATACCAAATATAACTAAATCACTTATTTATTTATTATAGTATATAATTGCTGAAGTATTCTTAATTAATTTATTATGAATAATAAAAATTCTAATAAATAGGTTTTTATAGAGGTTAATACCTATTCCTCTTTACTTAAAATACTGTAAAAGTATTATATGAAATACTTTAATTTACCTCAAGAAGTCCAATACTTTAAGATTTTGCTATACAAATATATTACATAATTATTAATAAATAAACTAATTAACATTAATTAATAGTTATTTGCAGAGGGCATCAGAATCGAACTGAATGCAAATTAATGCACACACTGCTTAGCAGGCAGGTCCTATCACCATCAAGGTTTACTCTCTAAATAAAGGCTCACTACTTTACTACTTAATTTTTATGTGAGCCTTTATAAAATCTTAAAATCTTACTTTTTGTCTGGATCTTCAAAATCCAAATCATCAGCCGTTTGAGGCTTAGATATAGGTTTTGAAGCTGTACCAAGTAATTCTTGTACCTTTGTCTGGATTCCAGAACGATCAAAGATATTTAAATTCTTAGCAACTTTACCCATAAAGTCTGCAGCTGTATTAGTATCACCATATACAACCACATTATCCAAATGAATATGCTCATAAGCTTCCTTCTGTGCTTCAGCAACAGCTGGAATCTTATCAATACTCATATATTGAACAATCATATCTGGAGTCATTCCAGATTCAATCATTCTTTCTACAGCCATAGCTGGAGCCAAAGCAATCTGTTGAGCTTGTTCAGCTTCAGCTAATAACAAAGCCTTCTTACCTTCAGCTTCTGCAAGTAGTACTTTCTTAGTACCTTCAGCTTCAGCTGTCTTAGTAAGTTGAACTTTCTTAGCTTCAGCTTCAGCTTGCTTTTCTACTTTAGATGCTTCTGCTTCTGCAGCTAAAATAACTTTCTGCTTTTCAGCTTCAGCAGTAATAATAGCTTCTTCCTTAGCTTTTTGTGCAGGAATAATCTTTTCAGCCTTATACTTAACTTCAATAGCCTTAGCTTGAGCCTCATTTACTTCAAGTTGACGTTCCTGCTGAGTCTTTTCAGCAGTCATATTAGCTTCAATAGTAGCTACTTTTTCAACTTTAATAGCTTCAGCAGCAGCCTTTGCAGCTTCAGCCTTAGCTTCAGATACTTTAATAGTAGCATTTTGTTTAGCTACTCCAGCATCTTGTTCAGCTTTAGCTTGTCTTTGCTCTTTCTGTGAAGTATATTCTGCAACTTTAGCTTGCTGATCCTGAATAGCTTTTTCTTTATTAGCTTCATACTCTTGATTTGCTATAGCAATACGAGTATTCTGTTCAGCAAGTGCTTCAGCTTTCTTAGATTCTGCCTCAGCCTCAGCTTTAGCTATATTAGCTGCTTGTTTAGCTTTAGATGCTGCTTTAGCTGATTCTGCATTAGCATCAGCTTCTGCAACATTTGCAATTTGTTCAGCTTGCTGTAAAGCTACTCCAGAAGATTCTTCTTTTTCAGCTGTAGCTAATTGAATCTGTTGATCCTTTCTAATTTGAGCACGCTTAACTTCTTCCTCTTGTTGAGTTTGAGCAACTTGTACATTAGTATCCTTAGTTGTAATGGCTACAGTAATTCTTTCTTCTTTTTCTTGCTCAGCTAACTGAATAGCTTGCTCCTTCTTAGTAGTAGCAATTCTTACTGCACCAAGTTTTTCTTGTTCTGCAATATCAGCCTTAGCTTGTGCTTGAGCCTGAGTAGCTGCCTTCTTACCAAGATTTTCAATATAGTTGGCATCATCTTTAATATTAGAAAGATTTAAGTTTACAATAGTAAAACCAACTTTATTTAATTCTGGTTCAAGACTTTCTTTAGCTTTCTTTAAGAATTGCTCTCTTTGACCATTGATTTCCTCAATATCCATTTGAGCCATAATAGCTCTAATTTCACCAGTCAAAATACTTTCAAGTTGTCCTCTGATTTCATCAGAATTAGCAGTTAAGAAAGAGCGTGCAGCATTTTGTCTAAATTCTTCTGCATTACCTATTTGAGTAATAAGATTAAATGGAATAGTAACATTAATATTCTGTTTAGATAATCCAGTAATCTCACGATTAATCTCCATAGGTCTAAGTGACATAGTTTTATAATCCTGAATAATAGGAATAACGAATGTACCTCCACCATTATATATCTTTGCAGACATATTAACTGTTTGACCATCAGCTGTCTTCATTTTTCCAGCTTTACCAAACACAATGAGAAGTTCATCACTAGCACACTTTCTATAACGAGAAAGTAATCCAATAATAGTAATAATTACTAATAAAGCAATTACTCCAATAACTATTAAATTAGTGTATTCAAACATAATTAAATATAATATTTGTTATTTTCGTATTTAACTATAGTACATCCCTCACCTTTAGCATAAGTACGATTGGCTCGAACCATAATCTCTCTAGTTCCAGTAGTAGTGTTTATCTGGATTAAATATAAAGAACCTTTAATTAATTCTAAATAAACAATCCCACTAGTTCCAACTAAATCTGGTCCGTCTTGACAATCAGGTTTGTACTCTAATTTCATACAAGATTTATATAAGTAGTAAAGTATCATTACAACTATTATACCTAAAACTACTGCAATGATATAATCATGATTAGTTATAGTAAATCCTAGATAATCTCTAGTGCATAACCATAAACTAAATCCCATTATAAAATGTAGTAATCCTTTAAAAGATATAATATCTCCTAAACTAATATCTATATCTCCATCACCATCTATATCAATATCATCAAATACATCTGATAATATCCAAGATAATAGTGTTTTTAATATAAAAAATCCCCAAGCTGCTATTCCTAAATAATAATACCAAGCCATTATTTATGTTTTTAGTAATTTTAATAAGATATCTATTTTAGATTCCATATTTTTTAAAGTAGTATTCATTCCTTTAAAAATTTTTATATTAGAATCTAAATATTCTGTTATTTGCATGATTCTTTTACAAGATTATATAACATATCTCCAAAATCATCCTGTATTCTAGCAGCTTCTTTTGGATCTAAAGCTAATCCTCCTATACCAATTAAATGTCCCCAACCTCTAAGAGTTACTTTATAATTATCAACTGCATACTCTGTAGAGTTTAATTTTTCTATTGAGTCAAAAGTTTCTTTCTCTCCATTAAGTAGATTACAAATTTTAGTTACACCAATAGGTGAAGAAACATTTAAAGCCATTACTCCAGAACTCGATATTACATAAAAATCAGCTCTAGTGTGAAATGGCTTCTTCCATACATCTGTATATTCCATATTATTTTATTTTATTAAAATTAAAAGTAGGTTTCTTGTAATTAACTACTTTGTTACTAATATAGTATGCGCATACTATAAAAGCCTGTATATTATTATTAAGAAGAATATACACTTCTATCAACTATTTATTTATAGCTTACTGTTGACAAGCATTAGCTATTTAGAGCAGTGACAATATACCCTAGACCAACATCAATAACTACTTATTATTAGAAGGTTTATTCCAATAATGTTCAAAATAGTAATTAACTTTTTGTTCTGTTTCTTTATCCATTGTTAATCTAAATTAATATAAACCATATATATGCCTATAATAAATAATGCTAACCAAAATAATACATATAATGTAGCTAAAATAGAACCTTTCATAAAATATTATTATTTAATCAAATATTAAACGTAATAAATATAATAATGGTATTGAAGATAATATCATTATAAATATACATCCTAGAGCATATAAAATAGTATCTTTTTTAAATAATTTATTATATAACTCCATAATACCACATAAATATACCCAACTAAAAAAGATAAAAGGTATAATAAGTAAATATTTCATTTTCTTAAATATTTTGGATTAATATTATGATCATAAATATTAGCTCCTTCAGAATCATATAACCAAATATCTGCAATTTCTTCCATTTTAGTTGGTAATTCTTCATCTAATTTAAGCTTATATTTAGATTTTCTTCTAAATTTTTTGTGTGCTCTAATCTTATCATCTTTGTCTGATTTATGTCCAGAAAAAATGTTATAGACTTTAGATTTTTTGTAGCTTTTGCCCATAGTTATATTATTTAAAGTAAATGCAGAAGTAGCTGGAATCGAACCAACATCCTCGGTTTTGGAGACCGACATACTAACCATTGTACTATACTCCTATAATGCGGAAGCAGAGGGATTCGAACCCCCACGTCGTGTTACCGACCTAATGGTTTTCAAGACCATCCTCTTCACCAATTTGAGTATACTCCCATATGTTCTTTTTACGAGTGAACTATAAATATCTCGACTATCCTAACAGCACTCCTATGGAATTACCCAATGGTCTGTTGCCAACTAAGGCTCAAGGCTTCTGGTTTGATAGCAATAATACAAGCCTTTTTTAATAAGCTCTTTTCTGATCTCGATATAAACTGCTTATTTCTTATATCAACAAGTTCTATGCATTATAAAACGTGGACCCTGTAGGGCTTGAACCTACGACCTTCAGATTATGAGTCTGCTGCTCTGACCTGCTGAGCTAAGGGTCCTATAAACTTAATTATTTAGATATTTTATACTGTACTAATACATCTTCTACATATAATTTCCATTCTGGATAATATTTTAAACAAGTATTCCATGCATTAAGAGGTTTATCAGGCTTAGTAAATCTTGCAGATTCCCAATCAAGTACAGCCTCTAAAATATTATCAAAAGTAAATTTTTTATTTAAACTAAGATGATGTTTAGCATATCTTCTATGTATTTTTGAAATCTTTTCAGTTCCAATGAATCCTAAGAATATAAACATAAATAATTTATCAAAGTCATGAAATGGAAATTTAATATATCTAAGATATTTAAGTTGTAATTTATACATAACCCATATATGTTTTACTGTATATGGGATATGTTTATAGCTTTCTAATAGATTTCCATATAACATTTTTGTTTTATTTTATTTTAATCCACCATGTAAAAGTCTTTTACAAGTTGAACATTTTCAGGAAAAGACATAAATTCTGTTCTTTGTTGTTCTGTATGGAAAGCTATTAAAACTTTATTATTCACATTAGTGAATGGTTTTATTTCACCATTATATGCTACTATAGTGAATTTACGTTTATTATTCTTCCATTCTTCATCAGTAATCTCACCACCATAATAAGGCATTAATTGGGAGATTTGAGCCAATGCAAGAGCTGCTTTTGTATGTCTTTCTGTGAGATATACATCTTTATTAAATTTACATGGTTTACCTGAATAATTAGTAATAACATCACTATTATTAATGTAAAAACCAGTAACATATGTAATATCTTTCCAAACATTTATTTTTTTAGCTTTCTTTTTGAACTTAATACATTCAAAAGTCGAATGTTCTTTGTCGATTTCATATCCTTCTGGGATATTAATCTTTATTTCTTTTATTTCTTCCATAATATTAACTATATTTATAAAGCATTATATTTTTCAACTAAAGAATTATAATCATTCATTAAAGAATTATACTTATCAACTAAAGATTCACACTCATGAAGATAATGTGCTCTTGACCTTGTCATATTATCAGCAATAAGTTTATAATCATTAGCTTTTTCTTCTAAATTTAATATTTCTAGCTTTAACCTTTTTATTTCTTTTTCACATTTAGTAACAATTTTTTCAAGTTGAATACTCTTGCTATGATATTTTTGGTAAGATTTATTTAATTTTTTATTAGTTTTAACTAATTTACTAATACATTCTAAATATTTATGTTTAGTTTTATTTACAGCACTAGTAACACAATTACGAATAGTACTTTCTGGAATACCTTCACATATTCTAAAAATAGTTATTAATAATTGTTTAACTTCACTAATTGAATTATAAATATATACTTTATATCCAATAGATACAATATATTGGTTAGTTTCTTCTGGAAGAATTATACTAATATCGAATCTAATTTTATTAAAATCAGATCCCTGTATATGATCAGAAATTCTAATACTAACAGAATCATTTGTTAAATAAAAACTATCAGTAGAAGAACTTTCTACTAATTTAAGATTAAAATTAGCAACTAACCAATTCTTTAATTTAGTAACAGTTCCTTTATTCATTAAACCATTTATTAGCTAAATAATTTATAAATTTATTAAATAAAATACCAATATAACACATTAAGCATCCAAGTACTCCAACCCAAGAAAATATAAATGCAAATATAATAAACGGACTTTCTTCTTCAAAAAAGCTTCTTTGGTATTTTACCATATAACTATTATTTTTACTATAATAGTAAAGTACATGTAAAGATAAAAAGAAAGCAATAATACTTCCTAATATATAAATTAAAAATACTAACATAATTATTTATTTATTTTATCCATTACTTCTTTATAAAGTTTTTCAAATACTTTTAAAGACATTAATGCTAAACTATCAACATATTTAAAGCTTAAAGCTGGAAGAAGTGATATACTATATTCCTCATCTTCTTCATAAGTTACACATAAAGCTTCTATTGTTTGTTCTTCCTTATTTATAGATAGTACTTTGTAGTAAAACTTACTTCTATTAAGGCAACATCCAACTAAATAATCTATATTATCTTTCAGTTGTTTTCTCTTACTTTTTAATTTAGCTAATTTTATTTCTAAATCAGTTATTTCTGAATTTAATCTAAACAATTCATCTTTATTCATAATCTAATAATTTTAAAATTAGTAACCTCAACGGGACTCGAACCCGTAACTCCACCGTGAAAGGGTGACGACTTAACCAATTTGTCGATGAGGCTAAATAAAGAACAGGATTAATCCTAAGTAAGTGTAGCTGTTCTTTATGTAATGTACTATTCTTACTAATATAACTATTCCACTAGATTAGATATGTAATCGGCATATCCATAGTAATCATCCTCTAGTTTCGCCGTACAGAAGTTCCTACAATGTAATTTAGGCTGTACCCACTATTTCCTACACTCCTAGCCTATAATTACGTAGACTCTTACTCAGTAGGTGAGTAATCACAATATTGCTAATAGCAAATACAATACTGCTTATATAGTTTTTATACTTAACTATACAAAAGTCCCTATTTTACAAGTTTCCAGGTATTTGGACAACTAAGTTATAACCTTAACTTAGAAAGTTATAAATTACTTATTCTTCACACTGTTGCTATTAAGCGTTCTACAAGCCTAAACTAAATGACTAATCATTACTATGACTTGAACATAGTGTCTCTTAATATCTTCTGGAGTTCTCTCATGTATCTGCATACACTGTCCATGCTCCCAAATAAATAATTTATAATTTAGTTCTTTGGTTTTATACCATAATCTTTTTCTAATAGAGCCAATGCTTCATTTATTTTATCATTAGTTCTATTTAATACATGTTTAGCTGCTTTATATGGTGTCATTTAATAACTTTATTAGCTAAAGTTCCATTAATAACTTCATCATAAACTTTATCAAATTCTTCTACAGAACAAGGATTTGATTCTGAATCTTCTAAAATTGACCAATAACGTATAGAAATATCACTACCACTTACAGTTAGTACTTTATAATTATCATAAGATATTTGTACTATTTTATGATAAATATATAATCCAGAATAAAGATATTGTTTAAAGCATTTTCCTAAGTTCTTAGCATTTTCTTCTGCTATAATTTCTTTCAGCTCTTTATTAAGAGAGTCTAATTCTTCATTTTTTTCTCTTATTTTTTCTAATAATTCAGACTTGTTCATAATAGTTTGATATTGTTTCTAAAGTTTCTGAATATAAGTCATCAAATTCTTCTCTAGATATATTGTTACAAGAACCATAATCTTCTAAATATAATTCTATTATATCAATATTTCTATTTTTAACAACCCTAATTACTTTAATCGGTCTAACGTTATCATTATTAATACCTATTACTTTATAATATACAGTATTAATAAAATTCCATTTACTAAAACATTGACCTACTTTTACATTAGGTTTACTTTTTTCTATATATTCCTTTTTTAGTTGTTGTAATCGTTCTTCTTGAAGTTCGATTTCTTTTGCTAATTCATATTTATTCATCTTTAGTAATATAATTTAAAGTTCTATTATATTCATTTTCAAATTTTTCAAGAGAGCATTTCTCCATAAAACTATCATGAACAAAAATATCTTTTGAAATAGATTTATGGTCTACTGTAATACAATAAATATAACCTTTATCTGTTATTTTTACTATCTTATAGTAAACATTTCCAATTCTACGAAGTTTTATAAAACAATCTCCAACATAAACTGGATTTTCTTTTTTAAGAATATCATCATATTCTCGTCTTAAAACAATTATACGAGTTTCTAATGAATCAATTTCTTTATTAATTTCTTCCTTTCTGTCCATAATTTATAATTTTTAATAATTGTAGACGGTATAGGATTCGAACCTATAATTTATATATCTCTAGTAAATATATATAATATTCTTTATAAAATAGAATATGCCTATACCATTCGGCTAACCGTCTTTAAAATAGTTGGGGACAAGGACTCGAACCTTTACGCTAATGATTTTACTAGTGTCTCCCTACGAGAAATCCCCAAAAGAGAATCATCATATCCTTCATTGATTCTCTTTAGTAAATTTGTATTATAATGTTCAGATTACCTTAAAATAAAGCTTTTATAAATAATTGATATCTATCATGTTAACCACTACATCAATCCGCCATGTAAAAATGTTTAATAAAAATAGAGGCGGATGGGGGATTCGAACCCCCGATTAATAGATGTTTAATAAAATCATTACAATAACCTGATCATAATACTATTAACGTGAAGCTAAAGCTATTGACTACAATGCTAATGCTAAATAACTAGAATTTTTTAAGTAGTAATGCTTATGCTAATGCTTCAGTCAATATATAATATAAAAATATTATCCGAAGATATAAGAAGTAAGACTTTCTACGTGAACATTAGGAGGTAATGTTTCCATATCATTTACTTCTTTAAGAGCTGAAACTACAGCACCATACAGACCACTAAGTCTACGTAATGCTTTTGCTTTCTGCTCTTGAGTCCATTCTCCAGAGAAATTCTGGATAGTATAATCACCAATCTCTACAACCTTACTACGAATAGTAGTTTTTGCATTGTAGTTACTAGGCAAATGAGAAGGATCAAGGTTAGGGTCTTTAAGAATAACCTCTTCCTTTTCTGTAGTCTTAGAAACACCAGAAATTAATGGAGTTTCATAAACTTCACGATCCTTATAAATTACATTCTGTGTAGGATTCCAAACTTTGTTATCCTCACGAACTGGAATATTCTCTAGAAGTGCCTTAAACTCTCTAGAAGAAAGAAGTGACTTCAATCTCATAAGATCTAAAGCAGTAACTTCACCAAAGGAAATTCCATCATATACAAGTTCTACCTTAGGAGCACCAGCAGAATTTGTTGCTTCTTCTGCAAACTGTAGATTCCAAAAATTATTGATTGTCTTAGTTAACCAATCAAATTGTTCTTTTACAGTTGATCCTACCTTAGTATCAGCAATATACTTATCTTCTGCAGTATATCCTTCACGTGGTTCATAGGTCTTTTTAATACCTTTGAACATACCTTGATTGTTCTTAAAAATACGAACTTGATCAACAATTGCTTTGTTGTAAACTGCTTGTGCATGATCTGCTTTAGCAAGCAGTACATTCATTTTAATTGCTTGTGACATAATTAAAAATAATTAATTAAATATTGCGTCTAAAATATCATTTACTAAAGAATCCATTTTAGCTTTTGTCTTTTTTAATAAAGTAGTATCATCACTTATTAATGACAATACAGAAAAATGAGCTAAATATTGTGAAATCTTATGAGCAATTTCACTCTGTCTTTCTTCACTTAATTCTCGTAAACGAAGAGTAAATAATTTACCAATTACTTCAGCTTGAACATCTTTATCAAAATGATCTAAATTAATCCAAATTGGAATATTATCAGAATCAACTACTCTGACCATCATTAGATCATTAGCTACTCTAATACTTTCAAAAGTAACATCAGGATAAGATACTCCATCTTCTCCTAATTTTACAGTAGAATTATTAAAGTTACTAATTAATCTTTGTTTTATGACATCAGCTTGAATAGGCATTGTCATTTTTTGTAATTCACTCATAATTTAATTCATTATTTAAAAATGGTTGATTTTGGGGATATTCAGTTGAACAATATTCTATCATAAGAATATTTATAATAGTTAAGATAATTAACATACATATTATTGTCTCCATACTCTTTTATTAGAGCAGTAGATGGGAATCGAACCCGCATCTCTAGTTTGGAAGACTAGAGCACTGCCATTGTGCTACTACTGCATTATATTTTTATTTTACTAAGTCTACTAAGTATATAAAGTATTAAAAATACTAAAGCACCTATCCAAGATGCTGCACATACTATAATAAATATTGGAAATAATAAAGAATATATTTCCAATTCTTGTTCTTTTGGAATATTAAATATAGATAACTGAAATTTAAGTGATATATATAATATTATTCCACATACAATACATCCTAAAAAATAAATTGTTAAAGCGTTCATAATTATAAATGTTAGTTAATATGTGGGAGCAGTAGGATTCGAACCTACGAAGGCAGGGCCGCCAGATTTATTTACTTATAAGGTATTTAAAAGTATTAAACCCATAATTATTACTATTTTTAGTAGTTTTTAGTCTAATACTATTTTTTACCTTAGCTTCTTTTAAATCAGAAATAGGTATAATCCATATATTTAAATCTTTATTTACACAAAATAGTATATCTAAATTATCATGATTTAAAACGTGATTATACTAAGATCCTTTGGTTCCTCCAGTTTCTCTCAAATCTATAGCTGATTCTTCTGTAGTTGTAGCTTTACACTGCACTGTTTTAAATACTCCATCTTTCTCGATGATTAAGTCATACCACTAAGTATCATTTAAAGGTAAAGATATTGTATAACCCTATAAAGTGTAATAATCAATAGCTTTACTTAATCCGATTCTTCCTATTAATTTTCTATCCATATTTTTATTAATTTTTTACAAAAAGTCTGGTACACATTACCACATGTGCGATACTCCCTAAGATATATTTATTTATTTAAAATAAAATACTTTTCATACCAGTGACAATATGCTTTAGCATATCCTCTAAGTTTATTTGGTAGTTTATAATAATTTACCAAATTCATTAAATGGTACCATTCTTCCTTTTCAAATTTCCATAATCCTTTTTGAATATTTTTATCTTCTGGAAAGAAATATTTTAATCCTTTAAATGGTTTTCTATATTTCTTAAGTTCACTGAACTCTAAAAGAATATAACTATTCTGTGCAGGTTTTATTTGTCTAAGAGTATCTAAATCAAATTCTCTAAATAGATGTTTCTTAACTGTTCTCAGTTTCATATTGAATATGGTCTAAATTATATTTAATTGCGTGCTTAATTAAATTATTTAATTGTTCAATAGATAATTTATTAACTAATGAAAAGCCTAAATCTTTTGGAATAGTTAAATTATTATCTTTAAACCATTTCCAATTTGTTTTATCATTATAAGATAATACCAAATAATATAAATCATCTGGTAATAAATGTCCTTTAAATGCTTTCATAATCTTTAAAAATTTAAAAGATCTCCCATTCAGACTCGAACTGAAAATTCTTGATTACAAGTCAAGTGTGTTACCAATTAGCACCATGAGAGAATAAACAGAATACTTAAATAATTATATCCAAAACATTATTTTTTTTTATAGTTGCTGAAGTATTCTTTGATTAAAATTCAATTAAAAACTTTTTTATGGTAAACAAAAAGTTGCGCTTAGGATAGGATTCGAACCTATGAACCTTTCGGGGCAGGTTAACAGCCTGCTGTCGTTGTCCACTTGACTACCTAAGCAAGTGTAGCAAATTATTTCACAACAACTTGCTACTTGTTTAAAAATGATGTATTTAAATTTATATTCTGCTAGATTAGACAACGCTTTGTCCTATGTTAGAAGTGTGGAGGTGAAGAGAATCGAACTCTCCGCAATCTCCTTGCAAGGGAGATTCGCCAGCCTTGGTACATGCACCCCCATTTAGTAAGTTCAAAACCCACATTAGAGTATAACAAACTTACTGTAATCATAAATATTATGTTTGCAACCACAATAGATATAATTGTTTTCAGTATTAGTAATCAATATCTTACTTATGAATTACTATTTAGTACTACTGCAAATACTTAGATATATTACGGAACATCTAAAACCCGCTGTATTTATAACCGCCAATACAGAAGACGGAAATAAGTAAGTAAGAATTACTTATCGTACTCAAGCACGGATTCGAACCGTAATTCTACGATAGAAAGTCGCATGTCCTACCATTAGACGACAAGAGCATAAAAATTGTAGTTCTTATTGGACTCGAACCAATGACCTTCTGTGTATCAGACAGATGCTCTACACCAACTGAGCTAAAGAACTATAAAACAGAATACTGTATTACAAACCATATAGTAATTAAATAAATAATTGCTGAAGTATTCTTTATTATCTAAAATGAAGGTATAGTAGGCGAGACTCGAACTCGCAACCCCTGCATCCCAAATGCAGAATTCTACCTATTGAACTACTACTATATAAATGTATTAAAAGTTAGGTTTCTCGTCTATTAAAAATTTCTGATTATCTTTCTAATAATACATTGTGCGGTTCTTATGGGAATCGAACCCATCTGATTGAACGCCGTGACAGGGCGACGGACACTCCAAGCATCCCCAAGAACCAAAAACAAAACACTAAAAGATTCCTAATTTAATAAATTAGACCTAGAAAAAGGTTTGCTGAAGTGTTTTTATACGGGAAATAAAACCAACATGTGTTGCGGAGACAGGATTCGAACCTGTGACCTTCTGCTTATGAGGCAGGCAAGCTACCACTGCTCTACTCCGCAATATAAACAGAACATAAATTCAATAAATACCCATTATTTAATTTTTAGTAATTGCTGATATGTTCTTAGCAAGTAGATAATTCAAATATACATTTATAATTTATATAATAAAACAAAAAAGAGTTAATAAATATTAATTGTGGGACAAAATGGAATCGAACCATTATCTAGGGATTTTCAGTCCCCCGCATTGACCACCTCTGCCATTGCCCCTAACATTTATTCCGAATAACTATAGATATTCCGACTAAACTTTAGATTTAAATTATTATTAATAGCTATTAAAAAACTATCAACAGATCCTCCATATATTTCTTCTTTGTTAAGAAAATAAATGTAATCATGTTTTACACAATCCATGTGAGTTAATACTAAATTATACTCTACATTATAGTCTAATAGATTATGTCTTTTTATAGCTATATTTAATAAATCAACATCAAATATTCCTCTTTTAAACTTACCTTGATAACCAGAATCTAGATTAGTTGGCTCCTCTAAAGTAAAAGTATTATTTACTAATTCTCCATATTTAGGTTCATAACCATTTCCATGTCTAGTTAAATAAGGTCTAGTTACTAAATATACTTCAGTATCTTCAGTTAAATATTTTTTAGGAATACCATTAAGTCCTACTTTAGATGGAGTACAATGTGGCATAAAACCATGTTCCATATCTAATAATAATCCTTGTGATCCTTCAAATATTAAACAATCATAATCAGGTTCTTCCTGATGATTCATTATTTCATTAAAATACTGAATATATCTCCTATCTAAATAATTATTTTTTGGATAATTATAATAATCTCTACATAATTCAAGATACTCTGATATATTTTTATAATTAGGAATAAATCCTCCAAATAATTTATCATTATATCTTTTAAATGTAGGAAATATTCCTTTTCCACAAGTTCCGTCAGAAAGTATTTTAGAATCATTACGACCATACATTATATCATAATGAGTAATAAACATACATTCTTTAGAAATTATTGGATAAGGAATTTTTAATCCTAAATTTAATAATTCTCGATATTCAAGAAACATTGATATAGGATCCATATAGCCTCCAATATATTTAGTAGGAATATTTAGTAGAGAACCACTACCAAATGAAGCAAATACGTGTGATACATCATTATGTACTACACGATGTCCACATTGTGGTCCTCCACTATAACGTATTACAAGAGGTTTTTTATTTAATTGTAAGGCTTCACGACATAGTTTATGAACAGTCCTTCCTTTACCTTCATCACCAAACGCAAAGCCTAATACTATTTTAGTCTCCAAGTTCTATTTCTGGTGTTTCAGAATTATAAGACCTTAAAACTAATTCTGGAATAATATCTACTATATCTTTAGCATCTCTATCAGTAGAAGTAATATAATTTTCTCCTAATAATTTAGACCAACAAGATACAGTATCTTTATCTCTACCACATCCACCATTCTTATAGTTAATATGATAAACATCCCACTTTTCTTTAGTATCTTCTAATAACTTAGAAGTAGGAAGATCTTTTTCAGGTATTATTCCAAAATATTTTTGTAAAGTAGCTTTATTGATACTCTTATGACAAGCTTCATCACTAATAGTAATGATTACTCCTTTCTTATTTCTAAGATTATAAGAATCAGTATCAACATTATTAAGAGCTGTAAACCATACTAAATTAGGAGATTCAGCACCATCACCTCCTCCACCAGATTCAATATAAGTATTTTTGAGCCACTTTTCCATAAGTTCATCAGATGACTCAAATTGTCCAACTTGAATTGGAGATCTATCAGAATACTGATCACCAAAAGCCATAAAACAAACTTGAGGATCTTTAACTCCAGCATCAAGAATAGTCTTCATAATTTCTGGAAAAGCATCTTTAATAAGATACTCTGGAATATAACCCATACTTCCAGTAACATCTAATCCAATAATAATTGGAAAAGATTCTGGATGTTCTTCACTATCTCTAGATTCTCTTATTTTACCATTAATGATCATATCTTTATAAATAGATTCATTATGGAATACTGTTTCTCTAGACTGATTAGCATAAGATCTACTTCTAGTAGATGATGCTATATAATCATAACTTCCGCCACCCATTACTTATCTGTATTAGTTGGTTGTTGTCCAAACATTCCTCCAAACATTCCACCTATATTTGATTGACCACCAAACATAGACATCATAGCCATAGTACCAAACATATCTTTGTTCTTACCCATCATAGCCATAAGCATCATAGGATTAAAACTACCACCACTATTAGAGAATAAATTCTTACCTTGTGGTGTCATAGCTAACATCATTAATGATTCTACATCAAAAGAATCACCACTAGCCATCGCAAAGAATATTGGATTAAATCCATTAGAGTCATCAAAATTAAACATATTGATAAGAACTCTAGAAGTAGATTGACCTAATAAGAAGTCTTTAATTTCTTTCTTATTATGAGTATAACCACTATAAGATAAAGTCTTTAAAGAACCATCAGCGTTTTTACTAATAACCTTTGCATAAGATCTTCCATTTTTAATAATATCTCCAACTTGAATATTACTATTAGTTTTAGAAATACTATAAACTGGAATATCTATAACCATTTCTGGTGTAAATGCAGTTAACTCATTATCTGCACCAATTCCTACATATTCCCCATCTATTGGGACACATAAAATACCATTTAATGACATTTTAACGTCATTTTCCTTTTGAGGTATAAATTGACTTTTATATTTGTCAACAATACCACCAAACATTCCGTTTTGCTGCATATTCTTTTTAGATATTAATTGTTTAATAGGATGCCCATTATAAGTATCCTTTTCTGAATCAAATACATTAATAACAGTCATGTTATCATGTTTATCATTACTAACAATATCACCTATTTTAAAGGATTCTTTATCCCCTAAATACATGTATTGTTTACCAGATTGGGTTTTTACATATACTATCTTATGCATAATAAATTAAGTTAAAATAAGAGACATCTAAGTGAGATTCGAACTCACGTAACTTGTTTTGCAGACAAGCACCTAACCACTCGGACACTAGATGTAAAAACAGAACATTAAAGTATTATCATTTATTTCATAAAATGTTTATAATAATTTGCTGAAATGTTCTTATTAATAATAATGAAAAGTGTGTGCGCCCACTGGGACTCGAACCCAGGACCCCAGCATTAAAAGTGCTGTGCTCTGCCAACTGAGCTATAAGCGCATAGGGAGAGGGTTGAATAATTCTACGAATGCATTACTATCTCGACTAGAACATTGCTCCTCTCCACATATATTTACCGAATTAATTGTTAGGGATAGAGGATTCGAACCTCTACTAACAGAACCAAAATCTGTTGTGCTAACCGTTACACCAATCCCCAAAATATTAATGTTTATTTTTGTAATTTGGTGGATAACAAACATTATTCTTACATTTTATCTCTGTCTCGTCTTCAGTATCTGGAAAAAGTCTATCTCTAAGATTATCTTTCTCACAACAAACATTACCACAATTATAGTAAGCTCCTTCTCGAGAACTTCCTGCTAATAATGTTTGAGTTTCTACTTTAATTACAGTTGTTTTTGGTTTTATATAATTCATTTTATTAATTTTTTTAGTGATCAATTTAATTTTAGATATGAGATTACAAAGTTATTAAATATATTTAAGAAAACAAACATCCAAAATAAATTTTTTGTTATTTTAACATTTAATATTCCTTAATAGTAATTCATCAATTTCTTTCTGTGTAAACCAACTTTCTAATGTGAGAGGTTTATCAGAATATAATAAAGTATCATATGTATATTTCTCTGGATAATAATCTATTGCCCATACTTCAGGAATAAGATTATTTTTTGCCCGATAAATATCACATTTAACAGATAAATCTACTAAATGATTTTTAAATGCAAATACTTCAAGATTTCTATCTAATAGTTTATCACATTTCTTCATTTCATAGTAGCTTTTAGCTACTCCTATTAATGAAAGTATTGTTCCTACTAGAAAAAGTATTATTAATATTTTTGTCATTTTTATAAAAATAAAAATAGTCCAACTATTTCTAGCTGGACTATGAAACAACTTAATTTACAACAAGTCACAAGGAGCAACTACTTTTTGATTTGGATCCATACCTCTTTTCTTTATTAATCTACCAAGTCCAAAGATATTATAAGACTTAATAGGTTTAGGATTAGTAAGTTGAACACCAAATTGCTCTTTATAAATATCATATACTAATTCTGAGCAATAATATTTACCATTATTAAACTTAAATGCTAAATCATATTTCTTACCAAGATATTTAGCATATTTAATTTTAATAGGTTTATTAAAGACTCTTCTTTGTTTACAAGCCTCAAATCTTCCTCGCTCAATCCAAGTATCTAAAGGAGTTAGCTTAACTACATTAGATGCTTCTAATACATAACATTTACCATTTTTCTCCACAATTATTCCACAATGTGACCATGGAGAACCAGTAGCTAATTGAATAAAAGGAGATTGTTTACTTTTAGACATCTGAAAAATAATGTCTCCTTCTTTAAATCCATTATCTACTCCTTGAACATTATGTGCATATACTACTAAAGTAGCAATAAGCAACATAATAATTAATTTAATCTTTTTCATTATTATTCTTTTTTATAAGTTACATATGAACCTGACCATGGTTTAGTTCCCCATCCAATAGCTGTACCTAAGAATCTTCTAGGAGCACCAAATTCTCGATCACCAGGATGATCTCCTGTAGCTATATTATGAGCATAAGAACCACAAGTTCTTCCACCCCATAAGCTATAATCTACTTTTTCTCCAGAAGAATTAGTTAAACCATACTTTTCTACCTACTGCATATCTTTAACTGCTTTATTATAATCAGTATCTGCAATATAGCTAATTCTTACTTTATTACCGATCTTATTAGATCCACCATGCGATTTAGCATAAGAATCATATAATTTCTAAGCATAAGTCATTAACTCTTCATCAGTAGGCTAACCTGGGGTACTTGCAGTAAAATTAGGAACAATTACTCTTTTAGCCATTCCTTTATTATCTTTGTCATATCTGCCATACTCAGAACCTCTAGTATTTCCAGTTCTTCTGTCTACAGCAATTACCATAGCGTGTCCTAATGGATAGTGACCTATTCCAGTACTTACACTATAATTAGGGAATTCTACGTAAACCCCATCTGGAGTTTTCATTCCAGTTGAGGCACGTAAAATTCTAAGTTTCTAACACTTCTCTAAAAAATTATTTGTTTTCATTATTAGTTCTTTTGTTTTATAAATACATGTAATAAATCATATATACAGGCATCTACATAAATATCAGATGTTGGAGATTTAATCTCTACGAAATCATGATCTTTAGTAAAGTTCTTTAATCTATTATTAAAACTAAAAACACTACTAACTAAAGAACATAAATTAATTCCAGAAAGAGTTACATCTCCAACTACAGGATGAGCTGTTGCATTTATATGATTTACTTGAAATGCATAATTACATACAGAAGCTAATACTTTAGCATATAATACACAATGAGCATTAGTTTCTTTATTAAATGTAACTGGGCTACATTTATCAGAAAATTTCAATGTCTTTGCAGTCAATTTAACACTATAATCAATTATCTCATCTTTAGACATGTTTTTGGTCTTAGACTTAATAATTTCTTTTTGAAATTCCAATTTTAATATTTCTATTTCTTATTTGTCTAGCTTTATTAGCTATAGCATTATCTTTTACAGCATCATAGGCAGCCTATTTAGCATTTATTAACTTTGCTTCAACCTCTGGACTAAGAACATAACTTTTCTATTTAGCATTAAGATATGTTTTATCTGCTTCTGCAATATTTTTAGAGAAGTCATTAAAAGCATTTCTTCCAGCTTGTAATGCTTTACGTTCAGCCTATCTAACTCATAAAAATCTATTATCGAAATTACCATTCTTATTTACTAAAGCTTTCTTTCCAGCCTAAGCATTCCATTCTTTAGTAGCTTGTGTTGTACCATTAACAAAGTTCTTAGCTTTATTAAATGTTTTTTCACCAAAACTAATTGCTGGTTTAACAGCTTCAGAAGCTCTCTCAAATACTTCTGGAGCTTTCTTAGCTAATTCTGGTACTCTTTCAATAAGTTTTATTACTTTACCTAACTAATGTTTAGGAATAAGTTGTCCTCCATTTTTATACTATCCTAAACTATATGTCTTCATGGATATAGGATTTCCTGCATACATAAATGACATAGGATCTGTAGCCATTGTATAATGCCACATTGGGGCAGCTACATTTCCTAAATATTTTCTTGCACCTAATGCCTAAGTAGTTCTTATAGGACTAAATGTATTTTTTATATTTCTTGCCATTCTTGATCCTGATCGTATATTGCTAAGAACTGGAACAAAGTCTAAATCCTTAGCTTGTGAAATATTTTTTACTGTATTTTTTGCTGCTGTTTTTACTCCAGAAGTAACTACATCTTTAGCTGTCTATGCACCAATTTTAGAAGCAGATCTAATTCCAGATACTGCACCTTTAGCTGCACTACCAGCTCCTTTTAAACCAATTACAGAAGTAACAGCATTACCAAAATCAGTTAAATCTTGTCTATCTTCATCATCACCCCACCACTAATCACTAAATATAGATCTATCATGAAATCCTTTATTATTAGAATCCCATGGTGCACGCCACTATCCAGTCTATATAGCATAACCAGCAGTATTAGCTAATTTAGATGGATCTAATGCTTTTCCAGCTTGTCCAATAAATTCTTTAGAATTTTCTGGAAGTACTTTATTAAGAGCAGCACCAACAGTTCCAGCTAATATATGATTTACAAATCTAGAAGCATCTCCCATAGCTCTAGTTGCACCTTTATTAGTAAATGGATTTCTATACATAAAATTTCTAGCGTCATCGCTAGCTAAATTTAAATTACGTACAAAATTATTATCCGTAGTTTTTGGATCATATATTTTTTCAGCAGTTACTTGTTTAGTTGGTTTAGATATTTGTGGTTTAGACTAAATATAAGGTCTATTAGCAGATGCTACTGAATCATTCCTCCATTTATTATTTTGAAATACATGCTAAGCCTTAATATTATCCATATCTTGTCTATTTACTAATAATTTATTATTAGCACCTCTGGTAAATCTCTTGGTCTTATCATCATATAATTTAGTAGAAGTTCCATCACTATTAAGCTATAGATAACTTCCATCAGAATTTTTAATTCTATTTCCTAATCTTATACGTTGACCATTATTATACCATCTTTTTTCCTAACTATTATATGTAAATGCCATTATCTTCTAGCTATTAATTTACTACCATTTCTAGAATAAGGAACATACTCATAATTAACTTCTTGTATTTGTGGTCCAGTAAATTGATTATTTACTCTTTTACCACCAAGTTGTTTAAATATTTCATATGCTCTCATAGATTTCTATCCCCAAAGACCATCAACATCATTTGGATTTAGAATACCTGCATTTACCATAGCTTGCTAAGCATTAGCTACTTCTTCACTAGATTTAAATCCATATCTTTGTGCATTATCTGCAAATACATCTTTAGATCCAGTAGCTTTTGATATAAGTTTTCCAGATGCATCTGAAATACTTCCATTTCTATGTTGTACATATCCCTAATTATATAATGAATTTGGATCAAACACTTCTTGTTTTCCAGTTAAAGAGTTAAATCTACTTAACTATCCATTATTATAGGAATATCCTGTATTATTCTTCTTTTGTTGTTGTTGAGGCTTACTAACTGCTGGCTGAACTCCTGTATCATTATTTGCAAAAGCATTATAATAAAGACCTCCAGCTCCTGCAGCTAAACCAGTTCCTACTAAAGTATTCTTAATATTTCTATTTACTCTAGCTTTTCCATAAGACATTAATCTAGCATTAACATCTTTAATATGTTGTGATGCAACCTATCTAGCATCCTAACCTTCTTCTAAAGATTTAGTTGCTTCTTTTCTAGCTTTATTAAATCTAGCTAGACCATCACGGTATTTTGGATTTTGTCTTAATCCTTGTTTAACTATATTTTCAGATACGTTAAACTTAGGAACACTTACAGATTTTACTGCATTCTTAGCTTCTCCAAATCGATCTGTAATACTAGTAGCATATTTACCTATATTTTCACCAAAACCTTTAACTGAATCAGTTACTTTGCCAACTTTTTCAGTAACTGTTGGCATAACTTCAGCTATCCATTTTTGTGCTGGCTTAATACGTTCTACTAATTTTAATAAAGCATCTCCTTTACCATAAATTGGAATCTATCCTCCAGATTGATATCTAGGGACTAATTTGTTTGTTGGTGAATATTTAACTTCACCAGAATTTAATAAAACTCTCATCTTTTTAACGTTAAAAATTAATATATAGTTTCTCTTTATAAAGCGAAATATACTACATTAAATTTTAAAATCAAAAAGAAAAAGTCCCAAATTAGAAATTAAATTCTAAAATGGGACTAAATATTAGATTGTCAGTTTAAGTAATAGTTCTTGATTCATTGCTGCGTCAAATAACTCTTCAGGAGTCTTTGGAATAACAGTTTGCTTTTCAGTTCCTGTTAAAAATGCCATTGCAGAACCATCAAATCCTGCCATGTAGAAGAAATTCTTCTCATCAGCGAAAGATTCAAATTTTTGTCTTTCTTTATCCTTAGAATAATATCCATTAGGAATATCCCAAAGAACTATTGTGAAATTATCCACAAATTCATCAGAAAAACCTCCACCTCTTAATATTTGTTTGAAGCGTTTAAAAGTAGATAATTTATTATCATAACTATCAAACTCCCCATCACTAATACAGATCACTCCAGAAGGGAAATCACTCTCAGAATAACCTTTTTTCTTAAGATCTATAAATAATTCTGCAACTCCTAAGAAATTAGTAGAACCTACATAGTCGTAAGAATTAACTGCATTGTTATACTTATCTATGTAAGAATCTCCTTCAAAAGATCTAACTTTTACTGAAGAATTAAACTCTAAGAATGTATTAGCAAACTTTCCAGTAAGTAGTTCACTAAAGTATAAACCCATAGCAAAAGCTACTCCAAAAGAAGTCATATTAGTTCCTCGAACTTCTGATTGCATAGAACCTGAAGTATCAATACAACAAATAAAGTTAGACTTAGTAGTCATATCTTGTTTAGCTGTATTTAATAAAGTTTCAAATTGCTTATTAACTGTAAGCTTTTGGAACTTATTAAGCTTTGAACTATTTTTAAAGAGTTCAAATGGATATCCAGTAAACTTAGCAGTAGATTGCTTATTGATCCAATCAATGTACTGTTTATCTAGATTGTGTCTAGATATAAAGTTATCTCCACAAGCAGCAATATATTTTCTTCCTTGATCATACAAATATGTACGATCAGAAGTTAAAGCAGTTAATGCTTTTCCTGGAATTTTATCAAAGATCTCAGTTAATCCTTGATAATCTCCTTTAGAAATCAATTGCTGGAAAGTGTGAGCTGTACCAGAAGCCTTTAATTGTCTATACTTTTTGTAAGCAATAGACTTTTCCCAACCATCAAAAAGCTTTACAGCTAATTGTTTACCTATAAAAGATGAACACTGTCTATGTAGAGATAAACCTTCTTTAATAGGACGAATAGTTGGAAGGAACTTCTTAACTAATTCAGATTGCTTTGGATCTTTTAATCCTTGAATAATGAAATCTAAAGTATAGTGCCATGATGTATGTTTAGTAGCACCTAATCCTTTATAAGATAACATTAATTCAAGAATTATAAATAAATCCTTCCAAGATCCTTCAGCAATAAATACTGGAAGATTCTTTTTGTAAGTCTTTGTCTTATACAAAGCAATCCAAAGAAGTCTTAATCTAGCTTCATTCTTTAATCCTTGTGCTCTAAAGGTAGATAACTTTTCACCATTAAAATATGGTTGTCTAGTAATACCTCTAATGTAACCTTGGATCTTTAAAGCTGTAAGAGCATCTTCTTTCCAAAGAAGATTCATATCTGCAAAAACATCATTAATATCTCTAGGATCAAGATATCTGCTAAGATTAGCAAAATCATCAATAAAGATATTTCCAGAAGTATCATACTTCAATGAACCATTGTGACTAGTAGTCTCATGTTCTTGTTTATACGCTTCTTTTTCAAAGATGTTTTTAAACTCTTTCTTTTGTTTTTTTGCAGGCTTCTCAAATAAAGCCTTTTTAAGCTCCATCATAATTATTCTTTTTTAAAGTAAATAAATTTGTTCCACTATAGGGACTCGAACCCTAATTCCTCACAGAATGAGCATCTTACCAAGTTAGACGATAGTGGAAATCCTTAATTATGCTTCACAATCAGGATCAACTAAGCCATCAAATATTTGTCCAATAAGTACGTCCTTGACTACTCGTTTGACAACTTCCAAAGACTTTGGACTTTTTGTTAGATACTCTCTGAGCATTACATACAATTGATCTCCAGTACAACATACTGCAGTCTGCATAGTATCCTCATAGGTTGCTAATAAAAAGCATCCAACTTTTGATTCTGGAGTTATTGGATTAGCTCTATGAAATTGATCTAATCCATTAGAAAAATTTTCTACTAACTCTACAAATTCTTGATCTTCTTTCTTCATAATTATCTATTTTTTAAAGATTAATAAATATGTGGGAATAATGGGATTCGAACCCATAACATTATGCTCCTAAGGCATACGCGTCTACCAGTTGCGCCATATTCCCGAGTTAACAGTTGAAAGAGCATTATACTTTAGAAACTAACTGTTAAATCATTCTTTTGGTTAATTACTCCAAACAGAATAATAAGTTTCTTACTACGATACCAATTCTAAAGTGCTATTGATTGGACCCTTTCAGGATTTAGTAGCCGTCAACCCCTTATTTAAGTTATAAGGAACTCTCAACACCTAGCACAAATATTGAAATTAAATAAATACAGTCATACACCCTACAAATGCTGTATAGGTATAATATTGACTATATTGACTATAATCAGGAATTTCCTGAAGATAAGCTTTAGGAACATTTATCCAGCCATATCCATTTTGATAAGCTGCAACATAATATCCATTCTCATCACTAGCTACTTTAAGTTTAACTGATGTCCAACCTGTAGTAGTTTGTGCAGTAGCCATGATTACTTGATAATGCACTTTTGGTGAATTATAAGTAAATGGTTTAGTTGTTGGAACTGATCTACCTACTGGTGTATAAGTAGATGGTGTAAATTGCGCATTACATACTAAACATGTTAGAAGTAATACTAATGATAATATAAACTTTTTCATATCTTTATTTTTAATTAATTACAAAATAAAAAACTTAGTCTATCTTCACAGACAAACTAAGTCCCGATCAATAATCAGCTATATAAAAAATAAACTCCAAATATACAATGTAGCTCAGACAGGACTCGAACCTGCACGGGCATTCCTGCCCAAGGGATTTTCAGGTGTATTGCTCACCTAGACTATGTCTTCTCCATGCATAAAAATGTTTAGGAGGTGGGTATATAGTCGTTACGCATTTATAATAGTATTACTATTAACTTAGTTCGGCGTTCTGTATAACTTAAAGGTGTATACCATTCGCCGAGTTAGCCCACATTCACATCAGTTGTTTCCTCCTGAGTGCTCTTACCTATATTTTTACCTCTGTAATTATCAGTTTGGGCATGACAATTTGGACATAAAATTTGTAAATTTTCTATCCTATGATCATGATGATCCCCATTTATGTGATGTAATTCTATTGGAATAGGATTATTATTCCAAGTAGTTCTATTACAATATTCACATTTTCTCTCTTTAATCCCTTCAGAAAGTAATCTTTTTACTAACTTATAAGATTGATAATTACTATCTTTTACTAAAATTTCAGAAAGTGGTTTAGCTTTATTAGGTTTAAATTTTAAACCAACATTCCATCCTTTTCCAGTAAAATGAGAAATATCTAAATTAAGTTCTTTAATCTTTTTGTTTACTGTATTGTAATTTCCACCAACAGGTTTTAACCCTAAGTCTCTAATTACTCCAGCAATTGACTTATTATTACTAATAGCCAATTTTAACTAATCATCAGTCCATTTTCTTCTACTCATATTTTTTTTAATTTTTAATACAAGTAAATATACTAAAACAAACGTGACTATCAAATAAAAATTTAAGTAACTTAAAAATAAATACTTGAGGTAGCAATAAATTTGATCAAAGTCCCTCGTGTCTCTCCAGTTCCACCACTGAGCCATAAGTAGCAATCCTATTTCACAACAGTAAGCTACTACATCAGTTATAGCATTTCTAAATTTCAAATGAAAGAAAAAATGGGTCACACTGGGGATTCGAACCCCTAACTCCAGATCCACAATCTGACATGTTACCATTACACTAGGTGGACCATAAACGGAACATTAATTTATTAACCTACAAATAATTATGGACACAATAAGTAAATAATTTGCTGAAATGTTCCTAAAATATTAACACGACTGTTGGCGATAATAGAATCGAACTATTATAAACTATCCATAGTCGCCAATATGCAACCCCCTTAGAATGATTCAAATACTCGGGACAAAGAATCAAACTTCGGGGGTTGTTTTATTCTAATTTTTCAGTAAAATTTGCTGATTTGTCCCAATAACAATAATTAAAACTTTATGAGTTACAAAGATAATATATGAAAGATATATTTCCAATACAATAAAAGTTAACTAATGTTAAACTTCCTGCATTTTAAATATTTTTTCCTTAATATCTTCTGGTAGCTTTTCTACAGCTTCCATATCAATTCCAGAAGGAATATAGAGTTTACAATTCCTCTTAGCACAATGTGGTTTAAGGAATTTAGCAAATTCTTCTGGATTAAGAGAGTCCAAGAAAAGATTAACCTGTTCTGCAGTTGCTGATTCTACAGCCATCTTAACATGATGCTTGGTTTTTCTTAACTTGTTGAACCATTTTTCCACCTTCTTATAGTGAATAGGTATGTTCTGCATGACATAATCATACTCACCTTTTTCACGATATTTCTTAATTAAAGTAGAATCTTCAGTCATCTCAGCAATAAGATGATTGACGTAAGATTTAGTTGGAATACATTTCTTTAAAATGTTCTCCAACTCTTTTCTGTTATAAATTCTACACTTTTCAAGTTGAGTGTTTAATGCTACAGTAACTGATTCAAAATTCACTGTTGATTTCATAATACATCCCATTTAATAATGATTATACAATAAGGTTCTTTTAAAACTCTAACTGCAAATCCTTTTCTTTTTAAAGAATCTACAATTTCATCCAAATATGGATTTACTTCCTTAGGAATATTATCAATAGTTAGCTTACATTCATTATAAAGCTTAGCCATATTATAAATTCTCTCGTTAATTTCTTCTTTAAATTGATTAACGATATCCTTTCTGGTAGTAATTTTAGAATGCTTAGACAACATAGTTGCCAGCTCTTCGTTCATATCTGGATATTCTTTTTTAATGAAGCTAAACATTATCTAATAATACTAGATAAGTAAAACTTCAAATCCTCTTGACATAAAATAAGAGGTTGACCCTTATACATATTCATGAGGTACTTAGTGTGTTCATTTGCTGGGAGTATGTCACAAACTTGTCCAAGTTTGTCAGTCTTAACTGTAAATGCAACTGACCCATTTTGATCCTTTACTTCTAATGATTTAAGATACATAATAATTTTTTGTCTTTAATGACTATAATTCACACTTTCGTGTGCACTCCAATATCTTTTTTAAAGAAGAGTTACTATTATTCACTCTATAAAAAAATATAAAAACTTTGTAGTTTATACTCCTAAAACTTAATTTTACTTAAGAAACTGGAGTACCCTCACTAGCTTGGGAAAAGTTGATATGAGTTTTTTCTGTATAACATGAACAAAACTAAGATACTTTCAAAACACCTGTACAATGGATCAATTCTGGAAGTTGAATCCAATCTGTAGTTTCTTCTGGTTCCTCTAAAAGATTATATATTTTAATAACATTCTCCCTTAAAGGATAAATATAATCTGAATATCCACAATGAACTGGTCCTATTTTGAGAAGAGCTTTATTATTAGTTATCATATAATGAGTAACCATAAAATGGAATCTCATATTAGAGTTAACTAATAAGAAGTTTATTAATCCCATTGTAGGTTGTTCAATATTTATATCCAAACACATAAGACTCATAGAGTGAGCATTTAATCCTTTATTATTAAAGGTATCTCTTAACTTTGTGAAATACTGCTCATCTATAAAGATTCTAGCATTCTTAATGTCAGAAACTTTTTTATCAATTAAATTTTGATCCATTTTAATAGCTTATTATTGTTAATATCTTTTTTAATGTCCTCAATAATATAATAAATACCTCTATTCAAGATATTATAATACTGATTCTGAATGATACGAAGATCCTCTGGTTCATTAGATTTCATCCACTCTGTAAGAGTATCAGTCCAAAGACTATTAATATCACCTAAAAAGATATTATCAGGAGATAAATCAGATAAACTTTCTGTTCTAAATACACCATACTTATTTGGACAAAGCATAGGTGCTTTATTACATCTTGTGTAAAAAGCATTAATCAACTTCTTATTAAAATTATAAAGTTGATATAATGTTTGACTAAGAGGTAACGTCTCATCAAACTTTTTAGCTAAAGTTAACTCTGCTAACAGTTCCAACTTACGATGATGACACTTTGTGTACTTAACAGCAATTATTACTGATAATACTACTACAACTGAAAAAATAATTAATAAATACATAACTGATTTTTGTTTTAATTATTATTTAATTTAAAAAACATATACCTTATTTACTTCGTGTATATGCAAAAAATAATTTTTTAGGACTATTCGGAAACGTTGAAATTACTGTCTAACCAACGGTTAATAACAGTTCCAACTTTATTTCCGATTAGTGCAGCACCAATAGATGTCACACTAAAAAGAAAGAGAGTTACTAACATTAATAATATTTGTTGATAATTGGTAAAAGGTCTTCTTTAGATACATAAGAGAACTTTAAAAGAATATTTTTCAATTCTTGGTAAAAATCTATATCAGTATCTGTAAAAGACTGAGATAATTTAAAACAATCAGATATGATAAAAGATATAGACTTATTAGATACTCTTTGAGCACCCACAAAGTCAGATCTAGAGTTTCCAGAATTCAGACAATGTCCTAAATTACTTAAGAAATTGTTGTGTTTCTGAAAAGCTAATCCACCAAGATAGACATTATAAATCTTAGATCTTTCTGCTCTCTTTAAAGAATGACTGAAACAACCCATTCTTCCATTTTTAATTCCTATAGAAATACCTACAATATTTTCTAAAGGAAGTCCTTCCTTAATATATGAAATGAGATGTCCTACCTCATGACATATTGTACTTTCTCTGTTGAACATGCTATAACTTATTTTAATTTTTAAATATTGATTCTAAAGAAAAACCTCCAGATTGCTCTGGAGGTAAACATTTAATAATAACTAAAATGCTCTAATTACTATCATGTTTTTGTTTTTATATATGCTAAAAGAATTTTGATATAAAGATATCTAAAACTCTGTAGAGCCTAATTTCAGTTGTTGATGACAATTAAAAAAAATTTTAAAAAATATGTCAACTAAACTGTGAGAAAAATCTATTTATTTTGTTCTTGATTATACATCCATTTAAATTGATGTTTTGAGAGATCTGGTAAATTGTCAATTTCTTGGGATATTGATAGGCTACTCACCCATTTTATTCCCATTCCACGAACAATTTTGAATGGATTGGCTCGCTCTATGATGAACCATCCTAAGTGATTGTTAGAATGTTTATAGATTGGCAGCCAAAAATCTTTCGAAAGATACAATCTTTGTTTCGTGGTAACTAAACCATATACTGTAATATACTTTTCCATCAACTTTATACAAACATTTAATTAAAAAATATACAAACATAAATGGAGCGAAGACAAAAAATAGGGGAGAAATGATTATCTCACTTCTCCCCGTTTTTCCTTATTACATCTTTGCAAAAAGGTAATAAGTGTTCCAAGAGTCAAAACGCTTGTTGAAATTGCGACGGATAGCCACAATCTTCAATTCTTGATTATGAACCAAGCCACCTTCAAGACAAGCACGTGCGATTGTTGACATTCTGTTGTTATCAAACTTAACAACGTTCTTAATATCAAAATCGCTTGTAATTTCAAGCTGTGGATTGCCGTTGTCATCAACTTCAGCGGACACCATATTTCCGTCTACTTCTGACATTTGGAACTGGTCAATATTAAAATATTTTCTAATATTCGGAGTCCCTGCCAAAGTAGCCAAAGAAATAGTACCATTATCAGTAATTGCGTCAGCCCAACTAACTGGTCTACCATTGATTTCTGAACTTGTTGGAGTCTTTGCAAGTCCTGTAACTTTGAAAGTATCTCCTAATGAACGACCTTCATTGTTCAATACTTTGTCACCTTTTTCGTTAAAAAAAGCTAACATTTCACTTGAAACACCTAATTTTTCTAAATCAGAAAATTTTTCCATTTTGTTTAATTTTTTTAATTATTATTAAATGTTTGTGAATAGATTAAATATATAATATATTTTTTCTATTCAAAGGTGGTGGGGGGACTAAAATTGTAGTGTACTCTCTCTTCCATCACATACAAAATTTTTTTAAAAATTGTCCTAATTTTTTATAACTTTTTTCTTAATATTTTTTGGATAGTGTAAACTGGATAGGGGGGGGGATTATATTATAAGTACCTGTACTATAATTTTTAATATATACACATAACTAATTTTTAAAAAATTAAATTTATTGACAGCGGAGCTGTTTAAGTATAGTTACGATTAAGTATAGTTTTAAGTATAGTTAGATATCATCTCTCGGTCACTATGTATCAACTCTCGGTCAACCCACTTTCAATTCTCGGTCAACTTAACCGAGAGGTAATACATTAACAATATTTAACTTTTTTAACTTTTAATTAATACAATTTAACACTATATTTGTATTAAACAATTAAGATAAAGATATGACAGAAAATCTACAACACGTACAAGTGCCTAATAAAATGGCGGATAAAAATTTAACTCCTAGAGATCAATTAATATATTCAGTAATTAAATCACATGATGGAGAAAAAGGATGTTTTCCTTCATTAAAAATAATTGCTGAAGAATCTGGAATTAGTATTAATACTGTAAGAAAATCTATAAAAAATTTAGAAGAAGCTGAATATATAATAGTACAAAAAGTGGGAAGACAACAATATTATAAATTTAGTCCATATAAACAATTTGAACCAGTATCTCCAGATTTATTAAATAATAAAGAGATAACTCCAAAAACAAAAGCATATATAATTGCATCACAACAATATATGTATAAAGATGTTAAAGATTATGGTAAGATTTCTACATCTAACAGGAATTTATCAACATTAATAAATATGCCACAATCAACTATTAATGATTGTAATACTGAATTAAGAACTAAAGGATTTTTACAAGAATTACAAAATAAATCTTTAGAATTAGATGGGAGTAATTGTAACACAAAAACTAAGATATTTCATCTTACTAAATTAGGTCAAGCAATTATTTGGAAATTAAAAGATCATGAAGAAAGAATTAATAAGAATACTGAAGATATTAATAATATTAATGATAAGATGTCCGAATTAGAAAAGACTATTAAAACACAACAAGAATTAATTAATAAACTTTTAAAAAGTTCTAAAGTAGAAGAATATAAACTTTAAAATTACTTTTTATAAATTGTGAAAAAATATTAATTACTTTGTTACTTAAATAATCTATAATATATTTGTATTAGAAATTATGAATGACTTATTAAATAATAATCATTTATAGGATATGTTTACTATAGATGATTACACAAAATCAGAAGAAATTCCAGGATATGATATTACTTATATTAAAAGAGGTGATCTATTAACTATAGGTATTAAATAGAATAATCCAGTGGATAGATTTAAAGAATATATAGATAGTTTAGATGATGAAATTTTTGATAAGGTATGTAATGAATATGAAGAATATACTGGACAATCATTAAATGATTTATCTATTAAAATGAAAAATAAATCTTTAACTGAAAATGAAATTAATCAGTATAAAGATTTGGTAAGATTAGTTGTTTTAAATGATATTCAAGAAAAATTAAATAAATATGAATTACTCCAACCTTTCTTATCCGCAATCCAACAAGGATGAAGTAGATATATTAAAAACTATAAAAAATATAAATAAGGAATTTCCAAATATGTCTACAGAAGAGATTTTAAAAATTATAGACTGTATAGCTTATAAAAATTCTTTTACTATTAAGGATAATTTATGGAGAGATAATTCTATTACTTATTATAGTAATGCACGATAATATTGCAATATTTTTTAGATATATCTTTTGAGAAACTATTTGGGAGTAGTTTCTCTTTTTATTGTCCTATGGTGTAATGGCTAGCACAGGAGGCTCTAACCCTCTTAGTCTGGGTTCGAATCCTAGTGGGATAACTCAATTGCCTTGTAGTATAATGGTTATTACGGCAGACTCTAAATCTGTAGCCTTCTGAGGGCGTCAATCTGGGTTCGAATCCTAGCGAGGCAACCAATTAAAAATATGTTATATGGAAAAAAATGATTAGGTAATGAGGGATATAATTTATTCCTTATATGAAAAAGTTATTGAATTATGTGATTATGTAGATAAAGCATCTACTAGATTAGGGATGCAGAATACTCAAGAATTTATAAATTATCAAGATAAACTTAATGAATATTCTTTATTAAAATGAATAAAGCCGACCAGAACTAACTGAGTCGGCTTTTATTGTTTAATATACTTTTTTAGTTCCTAAATATACTTCAGTAACTGGACTAGTTCCTACATATAATTTATTAACTGTTTTATTTTCTATTTTAATTTTAGATTCATCTATAGGTAATACATCATCTATATAATTAAGTAAACATAAATAATTTTTAGTAATTAAATCTTTCTAAGTTATATTTAATTTCTAATTACCATGAACACCTGTATCTCTAACTTTATTTTTAATTCCTAAAGCAACACTAGGTGTTTCATAATAAGTAGCATAAGCTTCTGTAGAACTACCTAATAAAGCAAATTTATATCCTTTATCAAATAATTCTTGATTATTATTTTTTATCCCATTCACCCAATCAGTTGTTCCAGATTTATATTGTATAATAGCTCTCCATAAATTAGGTTCATTTAACTACTGTACTTCTGTAGTAAATCTAAATATTTCAGAACCAGTTGGATTACCTAATAATTTTCCATTTTCTAAAACTATTCTATAAATAGCTTCTGGACAATTATTTTTCATTTCGTCACAAATGTCTTGTATAGTATTCCACCTACTAGAAAGATGTGCTGCCCCATGACAAGCTCTCCAATTATCATTCCAATAAACCCGAATATCAAACATTCTTACTCCTTTTTTATAAAGAGTTTCATAATCAACAGATTGGCATTTCCAAGAATCTGGAGTAATAGCTGCTATACCTCCAGCATCTTGGAATGTAAAAGTATCATGTGCTCCAATCATAATAATTTAGCTTTTAAATCTTCTGGCATATCTTCTATAGCTAACAACTATTGATTAGTTATATTACCTAATATATATTTAAAATTATTTTTATATTTATCTATACTAGCTTTAGGAACATATACCTTAGTAAGATTCTTATTATATGACATAAATATTTCATTACATAAAGGAGGTTCTGTAGATTTAAATACTAATGTTTCTATTTTATTACCATACTACATACATCTATCTCCAATATATTTTAATGATTCTGGAAATACTACAGTTACTAAATTTCCTAATGTATTTTGTAAAGACTATCTGGCTGATCCTGGTAACATTACTTCTATACCTTCAGGAATCTTTATTACTGATGGAGCATTTCTTTTTATACCTAAATCAACAAAAGCTAATAGATTATCAGTATTCTAAGAAGGAACATAATTTTTACTTAAAGTAATATTTGAATTAGATATAGCTTCTTTTAAAGACATAGTAACTACCTAATAATCTTCAAATTGCTATAATTTAAGTAATTTATTTTCTGAATCTATATCAAACCAATTAGAACATACATCGCTATTAATTATATCAAAAGGATTACTATATCCATTAGCTATTATAAATTTATCTAATTTTTTACCTATTTTAATAGTAAGCTAAGAATATTTAGGATCATCAGTTCCTAATAAAGAAAATGGAGTATCACCTATAGATTTTAAATTAGTTAAATCTACTATACCATTATCATCTATTAATGCTTTATAAGCTGAAGAACCCCAAAAAGACTAAGATCCTATAGTATCAACTATATTTTTAAAATCTATATCCCCTAAAGATTCTATTTTATTAGCATTAAAGAATACACTTTTATATAACATAGTTATTCCAGAACCTCCATTTATTTTTCTTAGATTAGTACAATTATAAAAAGAAAAACTTCCTAAAGATTTAACTGTACTAGGAATAGTTATTTCCTATAATGTAGTATTATTTAAAAAACTAGCATATCCATCTTTATATGCTAAAAATGGAGTAGTTAATCCTGTAAAATATTTAAATTCATTAAATTTAGAAATATTTTTTAGTCCATCTACAATTAATGGTTTTGTTTTATAAGATATAAAAAATGCTTTTTTCCATTTAGCATCTGTAACATTTCTCGCCTATCTATAAGTTATTTTTCCATTTTTACCAAAAGCATTAACCATAGCTTTTTCTGCTTCTGGATCTTCAAACTATATATAAGAATCTAATATTGGATCTGGTTCATTTTCTGGATAATCATACATTACTGGATAACCAATATTAGATCCATTAACTGATGTAAATTCATCAAAGTACTAGTCTATTGTTCTCATTATTTATTAGTATTAATTTTAGTCATTAATGCCCCTCCTAGTAAAGTACCATTAAGTAATTTCCATACATAAGGCATAGATTGTTCATCTGTTTTAAATAATTTAATCATTCCATCTTTTGTAGATTTACCTAATCCTGAATTTAATGTTTCTAAAGCTTTCTAATATCCTGGATAAGATTGTCCTACAGATATTCCCAAATCATGTCCTAAATCTCTTCCATTCATAGCAGCTTCACCAGTCTACTGGTGAAAATCATAAGGACCAGCTTCAGCCTTATCTATAAAAGCCTAATGAGTTTTAAATCTTAAATATTTAAGTTCATCTGCAGTTAATCCATTACCATGATATGCAGCATGTCCAGTTTCATGTCTTACAGTATTAAAAAATGACTATGGTGTACCTAAATTTAAATCAATTTCTGCAGGATGTCCAGCCTATGCACCAAACTAACTAGTAGCTCCCATACCTTGCATCTATTTTTTAAAATTAATTTTAATACCATTCTACATTAATGCTTTATATTGAGGTTTGTCATAAGTAGGTGTATATTTTAATCCCATTCTTTTAGCTTCTTCAATATTATCTAAAGTAGATTCTAAATAATGAGGATTAGTCATCCAATCTTTAAAATTTTGATATCCTCTTTTTATATCAGATGCCATACGCTACTATGCTTCTTTCTATTCAAACTAAGAATAATATGGTAAATTTTTATTATTTAAATTAGCACTTAATAATTTAGGTTTAACTACTCTATAATTTTTAAATAACTAAGTTCCACCATGTATAGCCATACCTGCATTTAGAATATCTCCTAATCCAGAAACCGCAGCATTATCATATTCTTGATTAGTAATATAGTTATAAGTTTTTCTTACACCATTTTTATTAAATAAGTTATATGATCCAACACCTGCTCTTGCTATATTTCCTGCAATTCCAGATCCAAACATTGCAGGTGTAGCTAACTAGGAAATACCTTGAAAATAATTACCTTTAGTAAGATTCTATGCACCATCTCTTAATGACCCAGCCATTCCTCCTGTAATAACATCAGTTAATCCCTAAGTTAAATTATTAACTGATTGTATTCTAGGTTTATTAAAATCTTTCTTTACAGCCTATTCTCTAATTAAAGTTTGTAGCTAAGTATTAAACTAATCACTAACAGTAACCCATTTAGAATGCCTACCATTAGTTACATAAGCTAATTTATTATTATTATAAGTAGTTAATGGTTTATCAGTATACCACTATTCTCCATTAGCATCAGTAAAAGACTTATAATTTTTATCATTATTATTTACATTATAACTTTTATGTAAATTTAAATCATAAGGTTTAGGCATTATTTTATTATTAATATAAAGATAATCTATAATATCTATCCAATTAATCCTCCCAACATAGTAAACCAAAAATCTTTCCAATCCCAATAATTACTATATTGTTTATCTTTAAATTCCATACCAGCTGCACAACCTAATACACATAGTATGGTAAAAATTAATCCAATAGGTAGAGCACATAGAAAGTGCTTCCACCTATTAGATTCTTTAAAATCAGTTATAAAACTCATAGTACGTAAGCTAATACTACAGCTACTACACCAAGAACAGTAAATACTGTATTAGATACATTAAACTTATTACCTAATCCAATGTTTACTCCTTCTTTAATAGCTGAACTCAATAAACCTAAGCATCCCCCAATAAGAATTGGATGAGCTTCATATTGAGCTACTAAAGTGAATAACAATGTAAATACAACTCCAAATGCAAATCCAAATAATGGATTGTTCATTAATTTTCCAAATGTTTCTTTCATAATTATTTTAATATATTATAAGTTATACCTATTCCTATAGTTGGACCAAATTTCTTATTAGCTACATCATAACTATATCCAATAGTTGGTCCTATAGAAATTCTACTATGTTTCTTTTCTTTATATACAGGAACAGATCCTGATATTTTAATCTCCTAATCTTTTTGTGTTTCTATATTATTAGTTATAGAAATTGTCTAAACTTCTTTATTTTCTTTAAATTGCTATAAAGATAAATTATATTTTTTAGGTTTAGTTGTAGAATAAATATCTAAAGAATAAGATAATTCTGGAGTAGGATTTCCAGAATAAGAATACTTATTAGTAACAGTATCTCTTTTAATTATTACTTTTTCATTAACTACTTCCTTAATTACTTCAACTGGAGGAAGAGATTTTAATTCTTTAATTTTCTTTTCTTTTTCTACTACTACATATCTTAAATTTCTATTATTATTTTGTAGACTTACTATCTACTATATATAATGAATCCTATGATATGTTTTTACTTTATTTAATACCTATAATCTTTTTACAGTATTAGTTTGCTATTTAGTCCAATTATGTATAGTACAACAGAATAAAATATCTAATACTAGTATAATGAATACAACAATATATTTCATTTTATTTTACTCATATCTAATATATTACTGATTATTATGGCATAATTTTTAACTATGTCTACACAGTTTTCTGGACAATCTTTTTTATTATCCCAAAAACAAGCCAAGATTCCAATAGGTTTTCCATTACTTATAAGGTAACTAAAACAACCTATTTGTCCGTGTTCAATCAACATTTTGGAAGCTAATAGTCTATCATAATTCTACATTTCTTCAGTAGTTACTAATTCACATTTAACTTGTCTAAGTCTTTCTGGATATTTATAATGAGATATTGGAACATTTAAATAGTTATCAGCTATCCTTTCAACTCCTCTTAAATCATTAACTTCTTCATAACTCATATCCATAAATGTAAAAGGTAAATTAGTACCATTAACTTTTCCATTATGAAATTCCATTATAATTACTCTATCAGCATTTACGCTATAACATAATCTACTAATATCTTTCTAAATCTAAGGAGTAACAATATTATCTCTAACAGCTAGTTGTGATGCTTCATCCTACTCATTAAACATATTTTCAACTAAAGCCTAAGTAATCTAAGTATTCTTTGCAATCTAATAACAGAAAAATATAGCTATACCAGTAATACTAAATAATATAACTATAACAAGTGTTTTTAATAATTTTTTAAAATCGGCATTATAAATACCATTAGCAATTGATTTTACCTAATCAAATTTAATCTCCATTGTTTATAAAGTAATTAATAATAAAATATTCAAATTTTTATTACATTACCATTAATTCATTCTAATACCTTACCATTATTAGTTATTAGCTTACCATATTGGATTCCGTTTAATCTTCTGAGCCACCCTTTTAAAAATACACTATTCTTACCTTTAGATATAGAATATAAATAATCAGATCTTAATTTCCATAAGTTCTAAAATAATTCTTTAGGATCTTTATTATTAATAGCAGCAATTGTTTTAGGACCAACAATTCCATCTGGATTTAAACCTAAATATTTTTGTACCTTAGTAATAGCCCATTTACCAGAACCCCACAACCAATCTACTAATAAATATTGGATCCATTCATTTTTAATATCATCAGCTTTATATCTATCCCAATAATATTTTTTAAAAATAGTCCACCACTATTCATCAGTAAGATTTTTTAAATCTTCAATTGTTTTATTTTTACCATAAACTGATCTAAAAGTAGTTAATGTAATCCCTTTATTAGTAGCTCCCCCACTATCTCTAGGATCATTTACATATCCACCTTCCCAACTCTTAATATAAGTTATGAATTTATCTATCTCCATTTACAATTATTAATTAGTTCTTTATCTCTTTTATCTATAAATTCAAAAAATTCTTTTAATTCTTCAACATTCATTTTGATCTTCCTCACTATTTTGTTTGTTTTTACCAAAAGGTCGCATAATACTATCTACACCAAGTAATGCAACACTACCTATTATAATACTATCTAATACTACTGGAGCCTAAATAACTTTAATGGTACAATATATAGAGATACCTATACATACTAACCAACCTAATACACCACAAATTCTTTTAGAACTTATAGTACCAGTTTTAGCTAGAAATATACTTTTTAAAAATTCTTTTACTGTCATAGTTATTAAGTATAAAAATTATCCTACTAATCAACATTATTATTTATTTGGGCAATAGGCTATCCTAAATTATTATTCTTAATATACTAATTTATAAAAGATTTTCCAGAATCTCTACCTGTCTTTAACCAATTAGTATAAGTTGGTAATCTATTATACTATAATGTCTTGTTTCTAAAATCATTAAAGTTAACAGAATCTCTAGCTGCTTTATATCTTCCAACAGTTAAAGATCGATTAGCTTTTTCAGCCCAATCATTTACATCCTAAGCTTTTTGTCCAAAAGAATAATATCCTTTAGGCTATTCTTTAATACTTTGCCAAGCTGTTTCAAAAGATACCTAATTAGATAATCCTTTAGTTCGTAAAGCATTAAACATATCAACAAACTTATTAGGATTTATTCCATACTATTTAAACATAGAAGGAGTAGTAGGCAATGTAGTTCCAGTCTATGCTTTTAAAATTCCCCCTTTTTTAGCCATCTTAGCAAAGATTTTATTTAATCCAGTACCTTGAGGATCTTTATAAGAATCTGATCCTTTAGCTAAATAATTCTATAGAGAACCTGGTCTAAACCACATACCATACATTAACTATCCATAATTTTTTCCATTAGTTCCATATTTAGATATCCATGATTGTAATTGTTTAGAATTAGCATCATATAATCTAGAAGCACCAGCTACTTGTTCTGCTATAGTATTTCCATATCCAAATTTCTATTTAGTAGAATCTAGAAAACCAAATAAACCACTAGCTGTACTTTTTGGATTCTTAGCTTTACTATTAAAATTAGATTCATTCTATGCAATTTTTAATAGTATATTCTTTTTCATAGGATCCTATACCTATTTATCTAATTCTTGTACTAACTCCTAATATGTACCTTTATTTTTACTAGTAGGAGTAATAGAATATTCTGAAGAACCTTGAGGAATAGATAAACTAGTAGTTATATCATTAATCTATTCTGGCTAAATATTATTCTAAATATAATTTAATCTATTCTATAAATGATCATCTATAGTTAAAACATTATCAGGAAGTTGTAAATCTCGTAATGAAGGAGATCGTTCAACTCCTGGATAATCTAACTACTAATAATTGGAGGTAATTAAATTATTATCCATTATTAAGTTTTATTAATCCTGCATGTAATTTACGATGACAATTAGAACAAATACAAACACATTTATTAATTTCTTTTATAAATAAATCAGTTGGTAAGAATTTAGTTGACTAAGATATATTCCATAACTTATCACGTACATGATGAAATTCTAAACAACATTTAGCTGATTCATTACATATACAACAATGTGTTTTATGTTCTCTTTCTATTTTTTTATTTTCTTTATAGTATTTATTTTTCATTATATTCTTCCTGCGCCTAACCAATGTTTAGCATAATATCCTTTATTTAAATCCCAATTATAAACAGTAGATCCATTACTCTTCTAAGAAGCAGCAACATCTACAGTACCATCAGGTTTTAATCCAGATAAAGCAATTCCAACATGAGTAGGTCCTGTTCTATTCTAAGTTCCTTTTAAAAATAATAAATCACCAGGCTTAATATCTTCTTTATTAATTTTCTAAGATTCCTAATACTATCTAATAGTACCATGTGGAATATTTATTCCTAATTCTTGAAATACATTTTTAGTAAATCCAGAACAATCTATTCCATTAGAATTTTTTCCACCAAAAGAATATTTAATTCCAGACCATTTATTTACTGCAGAATCTAGTTTATTTATAGTATTAGAATAGTTAATATTATCATCTGCATATACTCTATCCATTAC